GTAGCGGCTGGTGAACTCGCTGCCGCTCAAGATCAGGCTGTTCGCGGCGCGGGTGATCTGGCTGCCGGCCGTGGGGATGTAGCTCGTGGGGACGGAGCCCGCCTCGACCTGCGCTCCCCACACGCGGACGCCGCTGGTCCCGTCGCCGGTGTAGACCGCAGAGCCGGCGGCCACCGTCTGCATGAACAGCGTCATGACCATCGCCGTTGCGGTCCCGGCAGTACCCGAGACCCACACGCGCCACCCGCCGCTCACGCGCTCCACGCCGCTGAAACTCAGCGTCCCTGACCCTATTCCCTGCGCCCCGGAAGCCGTCCCCGCGACAGGATCGATCACGACCCGGAAGCCGTTGGTGCCTGGGGTGTCGGTGAACTGCACACGCAGGAACCGTGCGGCACTGCCGGGCTGCTCGGTCACGTGGATGCTGACGCAGATCGTGGCACCCGATGCAATCGTGAAGCTCTGCTGCAGGGCATGCGCGCTGTTGGTCGCGTCTTCCTGGATCCGATCAGCTGTCGTCGTGCCGTCCGGTGCTAGGCCCACGTCGGCCACGATGCTCGCTGCGATCTTGGCCCACGAAGCGGAGTCGAACTCCTGGGAGCGCAACGCGAGATTCGTGCGCTGCTCCTGGTTCAAGAGCCCGAGGCACGCCAGCGATACCAGGTCGTGCGTGAAGCTTGGCTCGTTGGCCGCGGACTGCGCCAGTGCGCCGAGCCTGGTGGTGTAGGACTCCGGGGAGTTCCGCGCCACGATCACCTGCGGCGGCACGCGCCGCGAGTTGCGGAAGTCGGCGAGGAAGGCCGGTTTCATCGCGGGCATGTCAGGTCCTCAGGGTGTAGACGGTGACGGTGTGCGACAGCAGGGTCACGCTGCCGCCGGTGGTGTTGCTGTAGACGACCGTCGCGCTGTTGGCAGAGGTGATCTCGGCCGTGACGGTGAGGCCGGCGCGGCTGATCCCCAGCACCGGCGGCAGCACCAGGTCTCCGACGACAGCGCCGGGCACGGGAACGGTGAACGTCGCCTGCGTGCCATTCGTGATCGTCGGCGGCGTGGCGTTCGTGGCCGAGCCCCAGGGGCCGATGCGGAGGTCGCCATAGGCTCCAGCGCCGAGGTGGCGGTGCAGGGCCACGCTGTCGGGGTCGGTGCCGGTGAGCAGCTGGAGCAGCGCCTGTACGTCGCGATAACCCAGCAGGCCCACCAGCGCGCGGCCGAGCTCGCTGAAGTCGGCCTGCTGCTGGGCGGGCAGCAGCGGCCCGCCGGCGTCCTCGCCGTCCTCGCCGTCGACGCCTGGGATCCCGATCCCGTCGGCGCCCGCCGGGCCCGCGGCACCGGTCGCCCCTGTCGCCCCCGTGGCGCCGGTCGCGCCGGCGGCGCCAGGCGGCCCGGCCGGACCTGCGGCGCCAGTAGCACCGGCTGCGCCGTCAGCACCCGGCGGGCCGGCCGGGCCAGGCGCGCCTGCGGCGCCCGGCGCGCCGTCCGCACCTGGCGCGCCGGCGGCGCCTGTGGCGCCATCGAGCCCCGGCGGGCCCGGCATGCCGTCCTCACCGTCGTCCGGATCCAGCGGCAGCGGCAGGCCGAGCGTGGCGAACTGCTGCTGGAAGAACGCGACGAGGTCGTCCCAGCCGAGGTAGGCCAGCTCGCGCAGGTGCCGGTGCAGCACCACGTGGTCAGGATCGGTGCCGGTCAGAAGCTGCAGCAGCGCCTGCACCGCGCGGTAGCCATCGGCGATCGCGATGGCGCGGCCGAACTCGCTGAACTCGGCGAGGTTCTGCGCCGGGATCGCCGGCATCGCGGGCTCCTCGGGGTCGTCCGGGTCGGCCAGCAGCACGGCGCCATCGGCGCCGGCTGGGCCGGCCGGGCCCGGCGCGCCGGCTGGACCCGCGGCACCATCGGCCCCGGGCGGGCCGGCGGGCCCAGGGGCGCCTGCAGGTCCCTGGTCGCCCTGCAGGCCCTGCATGCCGTCGGCACCATCGTCCCCGTCATCCCCGGGCATGCCAGGCACGCCGTCGAGCCCGGGCGCGCCTGGGGCTCCGGCATCGCCCGGCGGGCCGCCCGGCGGCGCCGGAACGCCCGGCAGCCCATCGGCGCCGTCCTCGCCGTCCTCGAACCATAGGACCGGCCCGGGCGCTGGAGGGATGGAGCCGGGATCGGTGCCGCCGCCGGCGGCGAGGCCGTCGACGACACGCTGCAGCCGCGCCAGGTCCTGGCGGATGCCGACCATGGTCTGCGACCCGCCCTGCTGCGTCAGCGCGGTCTGGCCGGCCTGCTGGTTGATGTCGACGACCTGCTGCTGCAGCCGCCGCAGGTTCTCGCGGATGTTGTCGATCGCCTGCTGGACGGCTGGCAGCTCGAGCGCGCGCGGCGTCGGGACTGCGATGAGCCCCCGCTTCGCGGCTGGCGGCACGGAGGTCGCCATCAGGTCAGCTCGAGCGCGTCTTCGGCCGCCGCGGCGCTGCGCACCGTGGAAGTCCCCATGAGCTCGATCTCCCAGGCCGCGGCGTCCTCGGGCGCCGGCAGCGTGAACAGCGCGTCCGAGCTCACCACCTTCTTCTTGACCAGCACCCCGTCGGCGTAGAACCGGACCACCAGGTTGGCGTAGCCGGCGGCGCGCACCCGCGCGTAGATCATCGCGGCGTCGCGCGGCAGCTCGTTGAGGCGGCCGCGGTAGACGTAGACCATGTCCGAGGCGCCGGCGTCGAACTCGTAGACCCGCTGGCCGTTGGGCGCGACGGCCGTGCTCGCCAGCGGCAGGTCGGCGTCGGTGGGCTCGGCGTTCGCCGACAGGCGCAGGAACAGGGCGTCGTTCAGCGCGTCGACGTGCGAGGCCGCCGCGTGGGCCGACAGCCGCACCAGGCCGAAGCCGTTGGCGCGCGGATCGAGGATCCAGCCCCGGGCGCCGCCTCCGGTGGTCCAGAAGAAGAGCATGCCGTCGTGCACCTCGCAGCGCACCGAGGTGGGATCCAGCGCCTGCCACTGCCGGCGGCTGAAGAAGCCCTCGCTGATGTTGCGGACGTCGCCGGCCGAGCCGGCGCAGGCCATGAAGCCGTCGGGCGACGCGAACACGACCCCGAAGCCCGGCAGGTTCACCATGCTGGGCTTCGACGTGCAGGCCTGCGCCGCGCCGGGCTTGCTCATCGAGTAGCTGCCGGGCTCGTTGCCGGTGGCCGTGTAGACGTGGGCCCTGGTGCCGATCACGACGGTGTTGTCGATGTTGGCGATCGCCACGATGTCGACGTCGGTGGGCAGCCGGAAGCGCACCGGCCAGCCGTGCGGCCGCCCGGCTCCGGAAAGGCAGAGCTGGTTGCGCCGGAAGCCGGCCATGATCCCGTTCGGCAGCGCCAGGATGCCCTGCAGGTCGGCCGGCGGGAGGTCATCCTCGGCGGTGTCGAGCACCTCGTTGTCGGCGATCGCGGTGTCGTCGAGCGTGTCGACGAAGTCGGCCTGCGCCAGCGGGATCTCGGCCACCAGCACGAAGACCGTGCCGCTGGCGCCGTTGACGGCCCGGAAGAGCTGCTTCGCCACGATCTGGTAGTCGGGATCGGTGCCCAGCGGCACGGCCGTCGGGGTCGTCACCGTCACCGAGACCCCGTCGGGCCGCAGCACCGTGGCGCTCGCCGGGCCGGGCGCCGAGGCCTCACCGAGGTCGTTCACGAAGCGGTAGACGTAGCTGGTGGCCGTCGGCTGCGCGACGTAGTTCGTGGAGCCAGAGGCCTGCACGCGGGCGGAGTAGATCCGCATCGTGGAGGTCCCGCCGAGCTGCTCGAATGTGCCGTAGAAGCCGAAGTAGTCGCCGCGCGCCACGTTGAGCGTCGCGGTCACCGAGCCGATGTCGACGTCGGCGGTCGTGCGCACGGTGGCGACCACGCGCGTGCTGTCGTCTTCGTTGACCGTGGCCTTCAGGTGGATGCGGAACTTGCTCCCGGCCACCAGGGTGGGCAGTGAGCCGACGGTGGCCACCATGCTCCCGTACTGGGACCAGGTGTCGCAGACGCCGATGGACAGGGACCAGCTGCCGCCGCCGAGGTTGTCGACCACAACCGCGATGCCGGCGCCCTCGGCCGAGCGCAGCATGCCGAAGCCGGCGCGGCTGCGGCCGGCGACGTCGTTGACCTTCCAGTCCGCGGTGAACTCGGCCACCGCGGCCTGGCCGACGTTGAAGTCGCGCGCGATGAAGCACGGGATCGGGCCGCCGGTGTTGTCCTGCCAAGCCAGCTCGTAGCAGGGGCCGTCGGGGTCGGAGCCCGGGATCTGGCGGGTTTCTGCGCTGAAAGCCATGGTGCTCGCTCAGTCCGAGAACGGCCGCTGCGGGCTCGACAGCCAGCTCTGGGCCAGTTCATCCCCGTTGTCCTGCACGTCGATCGAGTAGGTGGTCGGCGTGGGGTCGATGCCGAGCTCGAGGGTTGGTGCCGCATCGGGCGACGGCACGCCCAGCGGCCTCGTCGTGACGGGGTACGGCGCCGCGCCGGTGGTCGCCAGCGCGTAGTTCGTCCACCGCGGCGTCGCGTAGAGCCCGGGCGCCGTGATGTAGGCGCGGAACGTGGTGTCGCCGGCGACGATGCCGCGCGCGACATCGACGTCCTGCTCCCAGCTCAGCCAGGCGCCGTTGAGCCGGTAGATGGTCTGCACCGCGCCGCCGTTGGCAAGGGTGGTCGCCAGCAGGTACTGGCGCCAGGCCTGCAGGTCGCCGCTTTGCAGCCGCGCGTTCGTGGCGACCTGCGCGGCGTTCTCCGGCAGCCGCTGGGGCGCCAGGCGCGGGAACTCGCCGATGAAGCTGGGGATCGCGATGCGCACCGGGTCACCTCCGCGCGTCGACGACGCGCACCGTGGTGTCGGCGCCCTTCTTCCAGGTGTCCCAGATGCTCGAGGCCATGCCCATGAACTGCGCCGACTTCGCCAGGTCCTGGCGCACCGTGTTCTGTGCGTAGGCCACCCCGAGGGTGTAGGCCCAGAGCGAGGTGTCGAACGCCGTGCTCAGCGGGATCGTCTCGCCCAGCGCCAGCGCCGCCGGCGTGCTGCCGAAGACCAGCTCCGCGGTGGCGCCGCTGGTGGCCGGCGGGCTCACCATGAACCGCGCCGGGTTGCGGCGGTCCTGCATCCAGTACCGCGGCGCGGCCGAAGCGGTCTCCGAGGGCCAGTCCGGCCTGGTGCGGCCGAACTCGACCTGGTCGACCTGCTCGACGACGGTCCCGGCGCCGTTGCGCGGGATGTCGATGAGCACAAGCCCGCCGGTCGGCAGAGACTGCCGCACGCCGGCCACGAGGGCCTGGATCTGCGTGACGACGTAGATGTCGAGCAGCGTCCCGCAGGCCTGGGCGATCCCCGCGTTGAGCCCCTCGAGAAGCGAAGGATCGGACCAGGTGTCCTTGTCGGCGTCGATCAGGGTCTTGCGGACGCGGTCGACCATCTGCTGCGCGGTCGTCATGGTGCTGGCTCCAGAACGCCGGTGGCCGGCGTGTAGTCGTCGGTGTAGACCGGGTCGCCCTTGACGACGCGGACCTCGTCGATCAGCGCGAAGCTGCTGTAGCTGGTGCTCGAGCCGACGTGCACCGCGGACGACGTCGCGACGGTGGTCTGGTCCTGGAACTCCTGGTAGGGGCCGCCGCCACCGTAGAAGTAGGTGTCGGTCTGCACGCCGTCGATGAAGAGCCTCATCCAGCCATCGGCGTCGCGCGTCAGGGCGAGGCGGTGGGTGTTGCCGTCGCGGAAGAACGCCTTGTCGCGCAGCGTGTAGTAGATCGTGCTCAGGCCGGTCGCGAAGCCGAACTGCAGCCGGTTCGCGAAGCCGCCGTCCCCGAAGCGGATGAAGACCTCGCCCGCGGCGTGCGGCTGGGAGTAGAGGTACTGGTAGCTGCCGGTGTCGACGTCCAGGCGCACGGCCATCTCGATGCAGAACGCGCCGGAGCCGAAGTCGAAGTCGGTGACCCGGTCGACCGTGTAGAGCCTCGCCGACGAGCTGCTCATGTCCAGCGCCTTGCCGAACAGGATGCCGGGGTCGGCCACGCTCACGTTGGAGGCGGCCAGCGATCGCGCGTAGGTCGAGTCGTCCTCGATCAGCCCGGTGTCGGCGCTGATCTTCAGCAGCACGTCCATCGGTGGCGGCGGGGGAGGAGGAGGCGGCGGCGGGGGTGGCGGCGGAGGTGGCGGCGGGGGTGGCGGTGGCGGCGGCGCTGGCTCCGCCGGCACGACGCGGACGCGCGTCATCAGGACCTCGCGCAGCTTGATCCGCTGCGGCCCGTTCCACCACTGCCCGAAGTTCACCCGGATGGAGCCGAAGCCGCGCGGGAACGCCACGGTGCGCAGCAGCGTGTCCCCGTTCAGGAAGTGGATGCGCTCGCCGTCCTCGTCGAACACCAGCGAGAAGAAGGCAGAGACGGCGGCGCCGTGCGCCTGCCAGGTCCCCGCGAACTGAGTCAGTGCCGTCGTGACCAGCAGCTGCCCCGCTGGGTTGGTGGACAGCAGGAACGACGGCACGTAGTCGAAGCCATTGTTGTAGTAGACGAGGCTCAGGTTCGGCGCATAGCCGCCGGTGCCGTCGGTGCTCATCTCGAGCACCTCGATGCGCCAGCGAATGGCGACTCGTTGGCCCGGGTACTGGCGGACGTCGACCTTGCCGCCGCTGGGGGAGCTGTAGACCACGAGCTGCGCCTGCGTCGCCGGGTCCGGGGCGAGCTCGGTGCCGCCGGCGGTGAGCACGATGTAGGGCTCCGACGCCGCGAGCACCTCCACTGTCGCCGGCGTGGCCTCGATGTCGGCTGTGCTGCTGATCTGCGGCGCGTAGAGCAGCCTCACCGGCTCGCGCGTTGCCGTGAGGGTGACGGCGTTGGCGCCGGCCTGGCCGTTCACCGTCGCGCTGATCGTGGCGGTCCCGAGATCCGCCTCGGTGCCGACGGCCGTCAGCCTCACCCGGGTCGTCCCTGCGGGGCCGTCCTGAACCAGCGAGGGCGCGACGCCGCCGGAGGCGGCGGGGTTGAGGCGGGCCCATGCGATGGCCCAGGCCACGACATCACCGGGCTGCAGGCCGACGATCCCGACGTAGCGGTCGAGCGTGCCCTCTTCCTCCGGCAGGCCGACGGTCTGGCTGGTCGCGTTGCCGGCCAGGAACACCAGCGCGAGCGGGTTCGTCTCGTCCGGCGGCTGCGGCCAGCGCAGGGGCGACGGCGCGCGCGGCGGCTCGCGCAGCACCACGGGCCAGGCCCGATGCGGCTCCCTCATATCGGCAGGACCCTGGTGCGGATCATGGCGTTGCCGCCCCCGGGGCGGTCCGTCGGCGCGGCGCCGGCGTTGAAGCCGCGCGCGGCGCTCAGCCGGGCCGAGTTGATCGCTGCCGAGGCGGCGTCGGCGCGCCGCGTGGCCTCCTTGGGGTCCTCCCAGGGTGTGCGGCGCAGCGCCAGCAGCGTGCCGAGGGCGCCGTCGCGCAGCGCATCCTCCCAGTCCACCAGCAGCTCGGACGGCAGCGTCGTGGCGTCGCGCGCCGGCTGGACGACGGTGGTCACCAGCACCTCGTAGGCCGCATCCGGCAGGCGGTGCAGGGCTATGCCCCCGTGCGGGATGTACTGGTAGCGCGTGGGGGCCTGCTCGGGGTCGTTGGGGTCCCAGCCGCCCGAGTAGCCCTCGGTGAGCGGCCGCCACCGGCCGCCGACCTTGATCGCGGCCTGGTTGATGCCGATGATCTCGACCGCGGCGTCGTCGACGTCGAGTTCGTAGATCCGGTGGCCGTCGACCGTCGAGAAAGGCACGTTGCGCTGCAGCCAGCGCGCCTCGTTGCAGAACCGGCGCGCGGCGTCGAGGTAGTGCTGCAGAGCGATCACCGTCGGGCACTCGCGGGCGTGCTCGAGCACGCGGGGCAGCAGGGTGACGATCTGGATCGCGGCCATCAGGCGCCTCCCGGGGTGCGGCCGTAGCGCGCGGCGGCGGCCTTGGCGGCTTCCGGCGCGACGCCGATGGCCTGCATGAACGCGCCCCAGTGGGTCGATGCCTTCGCCGGGTCCTGGCGCGGCCCGGCCATGGCGTAGGCCTCCGACAGGACGCCGTGCACCAGCGCGGGCTCGTGGATGTCGTCGAGGTTGATCGGGCTCGAGGGCAGCGCCAGCGCCTGCGGCTCCGCGGCGTAGAGGCCGCGCAGCGCCCCGCTGCCGTTGTTCGGTGGCTCGACGGTGAAGCGCCGGGGGTCCCGGTCGTCGATGCTGTAGTCGCGCACCAGCAGCGCGGGCGACTGCGGCGTGCGCAGCGCGACGTCGAGCAGCGCACGGTCGACCAGGCGCACCGGGCTGTCGTCGGAGACGTTGGCGTCGAGCCGCATCGTGACGCGGCCACGCAGCGGCAGCGCCTGCTGCGTGCCGGCGGCGAGTGAGATCGTGCCGTGGACCAGCAGCAGCTCGGGCTTGAGCTCGCAGGCCTGGCGCTCGGCGCGATTCAGCGCATCCAGCAGGCCGGGGTCGGTCCAGAAGACGCCCGGCGCGGGGTCTCGCAGTTGCCGCCGCACCGTCGTGATGACGGCGCTGGCCAGGATGGTTCCCACATCAGGCGCCGGCAGCCGTGCCGTCGGGCCCGGTCTTCGTCTCGCCGCCGCCCTGGCCGGCGGCCGCGGCCGCCGCGTCCTGCGCTTCCAGGAACCGCGCCCGCAGGTTGACCGGCCCGAGACGGGGGTGCAGACCGTAGCCGCGCTGCTCGGCGAGGTCGCGGATCTCCTGATCCGGCATCGCGTCGAGCATCTCGGCAGTGAACGTGGTGTCCACGGTGACCACCACCACCTGGGTGTTCGTGCTGCGCGCGGTCTCGACGATGGCCCCGTCCGGCGTCAGCCCGGCGCCGGCGCCTGCGGGCTTCGTCTCGCCGCCGCCCTGGCCGGCGGCCGCCGCGACGACGTCCTGCGCGAGCTGCCAGACGTCGGGGTGCGGCTGCAGCTTCGGCCACAGGGCGGCGGGGTACGGCTGCACGTCGCCGTGGCCGGCCCAGACGACGCTCGTGCCGCCGCGGCAGTCGTTCTTCGGGCCGCGCTCGGCCGGCCAGACGCAGCGGACCAGGATGGTGGGTTGCATGTCGCTTCCTTCGGTGCTTGGGGTGGGTCAGGGACGCGCCGCCGGGCAGCAGCGGCTGCCGCGCCCGGCGGTCGCTGTCACTTCGCGCCGACCTGGTTGATCTCGGCGATGCACCAGATCTCCGGGTTGCCGGAGATGCCCGTGGGCGCGGTGCCGACGACGATCTGCGCGTAGACGTCCTCCTCGAAGGTGATCGGCTTGAACGCGCACTCCAGCCGGCCGCCGGCCTGGCCCGTGGTCTGGCCGGTGCCGGCGAAGTAGGTCGAGCTCGGCGAGAGCGCGCTCGCCGGGTTCACCGGCCGGTAGCCGACGCCGAAGACGAAGGTGGTGCCGGTGTCGCAGTCGTCGAGCTGGAAGGACAGCCGCGTCAGCTGGGAGCCGCCGGGGATCAGGAAGTCGATGGTGTCGGCCGCCTGGGGCGTGCCGAGCTGGCCGGCGCCGAGGACCGCCTTGTCGACGATCGTGACCGAGTTGCCGTCGACGCGCATCGGCTTCGGGGTGAGGGCCCGCTGGGCCTTGAGGGATGCCATGGTGAGGTTCCTTGGGGGTGATGGACGGGCGCGGGCGCCGCGGCGGCACAGCCGGCCGCCGAGACGCCAGCGGGGCTCAGCCGTTGCGCTTGCGCACGACGCAGTCGATGACCGCGACGCCGAAGTCGGTCGGCTCCAGGTCGCCGGCCTCGTTGGGCAGAGCCCAGCGCAGCTTCTGCTCGGAGCCGATGATCTCGCCCGCGAACTCGAGGTTGCGCTGGAAGTTGGTGCGGTTCTCGAGCAGCGAGTAGGTCTCCTCGCTGGTCTGGTTGGCGCCGCTGGCCAGCGCGAGCGCCTGGGCGCCCAGGAACACCAGGCGCGACACCTGGTGCGTGGTGCTCAGGCCGGCCGCGACGGTCACGTTCGTCTCCGTCGCGGTGAGGCGGTTGCCCGCGGTGACGTGGGGCACCGCGTCCGAGGCGTTGAACCGGATCGACGTCTGGACCTTCTTGAGCAGGATGTTCCGCCACATCAGCGTGTCGCCGCTGAACAGCGGGTGCTTCCTGAGCTCGCCGTAGCTGGCGCGCTTGATGGCGTTCTGCTCGAAGGTGCGCAGATTGTTGTTCGCCGTCGTGTCGGTGAGGAGGTCGTTCCAGGCCAGCTCGTCCAGCAGCAGGATGCCCTTGATGGGGTCATCGCCGGCCGCCGGGTCGCCGGGGATCTGGATCGGCGCCATGCGAACGGGCATCTCCGACCAGATCGCCGCGAACTCGTCGATGTGGCTGAGCTTCAGGGTGTCGGTGGTGACGACGCTTCCGAGCTGCGCGCCTCCCTGGGTCAGCCCGGCGGCGTTGACGACCCAGTGCCGGTTGTAGGTCGGGGCCTTGACCGGGTTGATCATCTGCTCGGCGAACTCGGGATCCGAGGCCTGCGGCACGATCCAGTCGGTGCCATCCTGGCGGCCGCGGGCGCCGGCCAGCATCACGTGCGCCCGCTGCCAGCGGAAGCGCGGCATGCCGCCCTTGAGCTGCATCAGCGCGTTCGTGCGCATGCTGTGCGGCGTGCGCTGCTGGGTCATCTTGCCGCCGGCGGAGACCGGCAGCGTGGCCATGTCGATGCGGATGTCCTGCGAGCTGTGCTTCAGCGTCGCACCCAGGCCTTCGGCGTTGCGGTCGCCCATGACGGCGCGCAGCTTGATGACGTGCGCGCAGTCGACCTGCACGACGTCGCCGGGACCCTTGGAGAGCTCGTCGACGCGGACCACCGGCATCTCGACGGTGGTCTGCTGGCGCAGCTTGCGCATCGCCTGGTCGTGCGTCGGCATCGGGCCCGTGAGGGCGGTCAGCGGGGTCGGCGCGCGCACGGCCATCGCCGCGAGCGCCTTGGAGTACTGCTTGTTGGCCAGCGGCGAGCCGGCCGGAACGGAGGTTGCGGACATTGAGGTGGGGTCCTGACGGACAACCCCACCCCGAGACGGATCACGACATGATGGGCAGCGCGGCGAGGATGTCCTCGTCGGTCGCGCCTTGTTCCTTCATGCGGTGGTAGTCGGGGGTGGGGTTGTGGCTCGGTGAAGAGCCCCCACGCATGTCGCCCACGGTCAGGGGTGCGGAGGTCGCGGCCGGCGGGGCCGCCGCGACGCGTTGCAGTGCTTGCTCGAGGGGCGCCGGCGCAGGGGCGGCCTTCGAGGGCGTGGTGAACTGCTGCTGGACCAGCTCGGTGACCTTCGCGAAGCGTTGCGCAAAGGTTGCGTTGGCCCAGCCTTCGGACTGGCGGAGCATGGTGTCCGCGGCCTTCGCCGCGGTCCAGCGCCGTTGATCCGGGTCGTTCTGCCACTGGAGCAGTTCAGGGATGTCGTCGACCGCCTCCTGCACTTCGGGCACGAGCTGGTCGGGCACGAAGGGCGGTGAGGCCGGAGCCGGGGCGGCCGCCTCGGCGACCTGGCGCAGCCGCTCGTTCTCGGCGCGCAGCGCCTCGAGCTGGGCGGCCGCGTCCGGCGCGAACTCGCGGAGATCGGCGAGCTGCTCCTCCGTGAGCGCGGCCGCGGCTGCCGCCGGCGACGGCGCGCCGGCGTTCCGGGTCGCAAGCTCGCGTTGGAGCCGCTCGTTCTCTTCGCGCAGCCGGCGTTCCGACTGCCGCGACGCACGCAGCGCCGCCTTCACGCTGCCCTGCGCCTCGGCGGGGGCCGGGGCTGGGGCGGGCGTCGCGGCGGGTGCTGCGGCCGGCGCCGCGGGCGCAGGGGCTGCCGGCGGGGTCGCATCCGAGCCGGGCTGGCTCGGCACGCTCTCCTGGACCGGCGCGCCTTCCGCGGCCGGCGCGGCTGCGGGTGCAGCTGCGGTCTCCGGCGCAGCCTGGGGCGGCTCGGCGGCCTGCTCGGCGGCGGCCAGCGCAGCCGCATCGGACGCCTCCGACTCGCGTCGGGCGTTCTCGATGAGCTGCAGGTCGTGTGCGTCGAACTCGGCGGCTGGGTTGTCCATGAACTGTTCCTTTCCCTCGGCCATTCCTACGGGTGGCGCCCCGAGGCCTCGCCTTGCGGCGGGCCACCGTCCGTCAGGTACACGGCCGACGCGGTGGACGATTCCGCGCGGGCCGGCTGCCGATCAGGTACGCCTGGCAGACTGTCGGCTCTCGCCTGCCAGGGCTCATGCGCGAATTCTTGAGCGACGCCGGGCCTTGTGGTCAAGCCGTGGCGTCGGCCTCCGCCAGCGCCTGCTCGATCGCGATGCGCTCCTGCTCCTCGGCCGACAGCGGGGCCGCGGCCTCCGCCTGGGCGATGTCGCGCTGCTGCTGGTGCTCGAGCTCGCTCATGCCCATGCTGTGGCCGATCTCGACCGTCTTCGCCTCGTTCAGCCCGGCGCGGGACTGCACCTCACGGACCTTGGCGGCCTGCTCTTCGAGCGCGAGGCGCGCGGCCTCGTCGGCGAGCTGCTGCTGCTTGGCCTGCTGCTCCTGCTGCTGCGCCTGCAGCCGCTCCTGCGCCTGGCGGTCGCCTTCGGTCGGCAGCCCGAGCACGCGGCGGACATCGTCGGCACGCTCCCGGCGGTCCGGCATGTCGGTGTTCTCGACGAAGCTGGGAACCAGGACCGCGGCTGCCTGCGGCGAAGCCTGGGCCACGGCCTGGATGATCTGGCCGACGAGCTGCTGCTGCTGCATCCGGAAGGCCGGCGTGCTCGGCGCCTCGCCGAGCCCGGCGCGCACCGCGGCGTCCTCGACGCCGTTGCGCATCTCCATCGCCTCGGGGTCCCACTGGTTGAGCACCACCACGCGCCGCGGTTTGCCTCGGCCGACGCGCACCCGCTGGCCGGGCTGCATGTGGTCCTCGATTACGAGGTCGAGCAGCCGCTCGTAGACGCCCTGGCGCGCGTGGCGGTAGTTGTCGTTGAGGTCGGCCATCGCGACGGCGCCCTGCTCGATCAGCAGGCTGTTGGCGATGCCGCTGGTGACGCCGCTGGCGGCCTGGCCGAGCTGGCTGCCGTAGACGCCGGGCACGTCCTGCATCAGCTGCTTGTCGTCGGCCATCATGTCGAGCTGCTCCTTCTGCGCCTGAAGGTTGCTCGAGACCTGGAACCCGTTGGTGTTCTTGCGGTTCGGGTTCAGCACCACCGTGAGATCGGGGCGCATCACGGCGGCTGCGATGTCCTCCAGGGAGTTGACCTTCGTGTCCAAGGCATCGTTGTCCGCCATGATCTGGCGGGCCCGCAGCAGCCACTCCACGCGCAGGCGACGGCGGTTGTAGCCGTCCTGCGGCGCGATCATCCCTTCGACGAGACCATAGGGGCTCTTGTCGGCGTCGTCGCGGTAGGCGAAGAACGGCACGTAGGGGAAGTCGCGCCGCCGCGTCCCGACGTCGACGAGGCGGTGCGGGCCGCAGAACAGCGCGCATCGAACCTGCCGCGTCAGCGCCCGCTCGATCGGCACGGTGCCGCTGGCCACCGCCTGCACGTGGGCCTGGTTGGCCTGGTTGAACAGGACCTTGCGCGTCGGCGACAGCACCAGGAAGACACCCCAGGCCGGGACCTTGTACCAGACCTCGTAGAGCTTCACGCGCCGGCGGGCGCCATCGAACCACTCGGCGCGCCGCGCGTAGCCGTGCCAGCGTTCGTGGTCGCGGTAGTGGTTGACGAGGGCGACGTCCTGCTCGTCGATGGTGTTGTCCCAGGCGAAGCCCTGCCAGCCGTTGCTGGCGTTGCGCAGCAGCACGCGGTGCTGCGGCATCGCTGCCTCGAGCTCGTCGAGGTCCTTCCACTGCTTGCGCGCCACCCAGCGCGCGTCGCGAAGCAGCAGGTCCTTCGACGCCCAGTCCCACCACATCTCGTGGCGCGGCACGTCGGCGACGCGGTAGGGGTAGTCCATCGGATCGCGGTTTCGTGCGACCTCGACCCAGCCGACGCCGCCGACCACCTGGCCGAAGTAGGACTGCCCGATGGCGAGATCGGCCTTGGTCTCGCGCTGCGCTTCCTTCAGGCCGTGGCTGAGCGCATCCTGAACCTCGGCGAGGTCGTCATCGTCGGCCTGAACCACGGGGTCCGTTCGGGCCTTTGCCTCGTTGCCGCAGACCGATCGGATGACGCGGCCGACCAGGTTGGTCGGCTTCACGTCGCCGAGGCCTTCGGCCCGGGCTGCCGCTTCCTGCTCCGGGGTGAACTGCTTGCCGTCGACGTAGGCGTGCGCGATGTCGCTGCGGATCCGCCAGCTCGGCTGGTCCTCGCAGTCCGACACCAGCCGCAGCAGGCGCGTCAGGTTGAAGCTGCCACGGCCGGCGGCGTCCTGCCCAGCGTGGCTGTCCGGGGTGTCGTCGTCGATGGGCCGCAGCGACGGGTCCGGCGCGGCGGAACCGGTGCGCACCATCTGCGCGCTGACCTGGTTGGCGATCATGTGGGGTACCCCATCCTGCGGCGGAAAGCCGCGATGTCCTTGCTGCTGTGGTTGCCGATGTCGAGCATCCGCGAGCCCTCGCCCGCACCGAGGACGAGGTACTGGCCGGCCTCGCAGTTCGAAACCAGGACGCCGCCTGCGTAGTAGCAGTGCGCCTGCTCGACCTCAAGGTTGAAGACGATGCCGCTGCCGGCTGGCGATACCCGCGCAACGGCGGCCGCAGAATCGCTTCGCCGAGTGCTTGTTGACGATGAAGCGAACGAGGCATTGCTCGCAGACGCGGCCCTCGTTGTCGACGCCTGATGCCCGTCGCGCAGCCTGTTGACAGGCTTGGCCGCAGAAGCCACGGCGCACCGATCCGGCGCGGACCTCGTAGGGACGCCGGCACTGAACGCAGGTGAGGCGCTCCATGGGCCGGGAGAGCATGCCGCGCCGGCTGCGATCGGCTGCGGCCTCGCTTCCGGCCAGCGCGCGGTTCGCCGCAGCAGCGAGTGGCCGAGCCGCCTCAAGCAACGCACGAAGCTCTGCCTTGTCGCGCTCCAGCCCATGCATACGGCCATGCTCAAGCTTGCTCTGCAGCTCAAGGTTGTCGAGCCCGCAGTCGGCCTTGTTCCCGTCCTTGTGGTGGACGTCGAATCCGTCCGGGATTGGGCCGTGCGCGTGCTTCCACACGGCGCGGTGGAGATACTCGCCGCCGACCCGGTGGTGCGCCTTGAAGTAGCCCTCGGGCTTGAGGTAGTAGCGGACGCCGTTGAACTCTTGGACGGGGTGTTTGGCAGGCCGACCCACAGCGTTCCTTCGGTCACAAGGGGCTGCATGTACTGTAGCGCCGCGGCCGGAACAAAGTGGCCTTCTGGGGCGGCAAAGGGGTGATCGGGCGTGCATCGAAGCGCCGTGCCCGTGGTGATCTCGACATCAACGAGCGCGGGCACTTCACGGCTCATGTTCGCGACGACACGCCGCGGGCCCACCGGGGTGTTGACGAGGTCTCCGATGCGCAGCACCTCGATCGGCACGACGCCGCGGGGCGTCGAGATCGGCGTGCCTGCGACGAAGCAGGGGTGGGACCACTTGTTCTTGTCCGGGAGATCGCGGTAGCGCTCCTCGCCGGCGACCCTGACCCGCCGGTAGGCGTACCCGCCCTGCAGGCCTTTGCGCGTGACCTGGCAGTCGGGGTGGATCAGCATGCCGGGCTCGCCATCGATCATTCGCTTCATCGGCGCCGCGAAGGCCTCGGCGCGGAGGACGAAGTCGTTATTGCCGGGCGCGGGCGTGGCCTGGATGCCCTCGGCGGCCAGCAGCTGGAAGGCAGTGCGCTCGTCGACGTCGCCGGCCTGGCGCTGGCCGCCGGCCGGGTCGCCGTAGATGCCGTGCACCGTCCACTCGGCGAAGTGCTCGTTCGTGAAACGCCTGAGCTCTCGCGCGAAGCGAACGATCCCGGTGTCCTCGGTGACCAGCTCGCGCCGGAACCGCCACTGGCCGCTCGTGGTGGGCTGGCCGAAGAGGGCCGCGGGTGTGAGGCCGAAGTCGAGGCCGATGTAGAGACCCAGCGCGCGCACCAGCTCGAAGGGACGGCACATCACGCTGTCGCGGTAGTCCGGGTACACCGGCTTGCCGTCGCGGACGAACCCGTACTCGTTGGCCAGGTTCACCCGCACCCAGTCGTCGTCCTTGCCCTGGGCGCCCTTGAGGTAGTAGCCCAAGGGCAGGTTCCGCAGGTTCTCGGCGTCGGGGTTCGTGCGCCACGGCGCGTCGGCGCTGTCGCGGATCAGGCCGCCGGGCTGCCGGAAGAAGGCCCAGCCCTCGGGGCGCTTCTCCTCGGCGAGCTTGTAGTACCAGTGGTCGGTGTCCGGCGCGTTGGTGTCGCCGAAGATGCCGTGCCAGGTCGGGCCGACCTCGCCCTGCGGGTAGCGGCCGACGCGGAGGTCGACCATCTGCACGATCGCGAAGGGCAGCTCCTTCACCTCGGACAGCATCGCCGCGGTGAGCTGCAGGCCGCGCAGCTTCTTCACGTGCTCCTCGCGGTCCAATGCGAGGAAGATGATCTCCGCCTGCACACGGGTCGGCTTGTCGCCGATGCGCTGCGGCGGCAGCGTGAAGTCGAGATGGTGGGTCGGCGGCTCGCGGCTGCCTTGAACGAAGCGACCCAGTGGCTCGAACATCTCAAGCCAGTCCTTCGCCGTGGTGCTCAGCAGGTCGCTGTAGGTGTTCCGGATGAACGCGAGGCGGGTGCGCCGAACGCCCTGGCTGTCGGGCTGCTGGTCGCACACGATCCGAAACGCCTTCCAGCAGGAGGCGTTCGTCTTGCCGGAGCCGAGTGGCCCCATGATGAAGGCGCGCTGCTCCCGGCACTGCAGGTAGGCCTCGGCGACGGGCCCCTGCGGCTTGTAGGAGATCTCGAAGCGGCTGCGGTGCTCCACCGCCTCACCTCCAGAGGCCGCTGTAATCCTTCGCGCCTGGCTTCCCACCTGGCGCCGGCGCGGCGTCGGATCCCAGCAGCTTCTTGGCCGCGTCGCGGTTCTGCGCCGGCGTGTTGCCGAACTCGGTCTTGCTGATGTCCCGGGCCGTCGAGCCGATGAGGCGCTGGTAGTCCAGGCTCTTCACCGGCCGGCCGTTCTCGCCGACGAGCGCGCGGTGCGTGCCGTCGCGCATCACCAGGACCACGTTGCCGTCGGCGTCGGTGAAGCGGCTCTGCACCTTGGCGGCGCCCTCCCCTCCGCTGGAGCCGCCTCCGCCGCCGCCGCGCATGCTGGCGCGCAGCTGCGCCACCGACAGCGATCCCTGCACCCGCATGCGAGCCACGTCGCGCTGCACGTCGCCACGAGCCTCGATCGCATCGAGCCCCTGCTCGCCCCGTTGCGCCAGGGTCTTGCGCGTCTCCTCGCCGCGGGCGCGGATCTGCTCGAGCTCCCAGTCGTGCTTTCGCTTCTCCTCGGCGCGCTTCACCCCGACCCCGTACTGCGCCGCCACGGCCAGGTACTGCTGCGGGTCCCATCCCGAGGATGCGTCCAGCGCCAGCAGCGCGGCTGCCTCCGGGCGGTTCATGACCTCCGCAAGCTGCGCCTGCTGGCCGACCTGGTCGAGCGCCTGCCGCACGCTCACCGAGCGCACGGGGTCGTCGGGGTCGGCGCTGCGCCGTTCGGTCACCGGAGCGTCGTAGAAGCCCGTGGCGCCGGCCGGGGCGTCCGGCGGGAGCTGGGCCTGCCGCTGGGTGCGCGCCTCGTCGCCGCTGGCCGGCGTGTCGCCGCGGATGTAGACCCTGACCATCGGCACGACGCGGAGGTCGCCCGCTGGGCTGCGCGGGTCCGGGATCAGGCCCACGATGCGCTTGTCGACGATGGTGCCGCCCTGCCCCTTCGTGCCGATGCCCTTGCGGACGTCGCGCGAGAACAGCACGTTGGCGCCGCGGACCGCCCTGGCCTGGTCGCCGCCCTCGAGCCCGGCCTGCAGGTCCTGCACGGCCGCCTCGATCGCCGAGGGCTGGCCCGGGGCGCCTCGGACGTAGTCGCGGGGGTCCCGGCCCAGCAGCGCCGTCATGGTCTGCGTGAACGCGCCGGGCTCGCGCTCGAAGACGCTGAGGTCCCCGTTGGCCAGCGCCTGCAGGCGCTTCTGCGCCTGGGGAACGGCCGTGCGGGGGTCGTAGCTGGGGTCCATGTAGCCGCGCGCGAGGGCGTCGCGCTGCTGCTGGATCTGGCGGGCCTCGTCAACCACGGCGCGCTGCGTCGCTTCGTCCGGTGTCGCGCCGGCGGCGTCGAGGCCTACGAGCCGCCGCTGCAGGCCCGCCTCGGCCAGGCCGAGCCCGCGCTCGGCGTCGGACAGGCCGAGGCGCCGGCGCTGGTCCTGGCGGTCCTGCAGAAGCTCGTTGTCGAGCACCGCCTGCCGTGCATCGGCGCGCGCCTGGCGCTGCTGCTGGACCTGGCGGTCCTGGACGTCCATGGCGAGACGGAAGCCGCTTTCGAGGCCTCGTGCGATGCCGGCGCCGACGCTGGTGGCCATCATCAAGCTCCCGGGTTCAGAAGAGGCTGCCGGCGAGCCCGCCGACGATGCCGCCGACCAGCGCGCCCCACGGGCCCGCCGCGGCCCCGTACTGCGCGCCGAGGGCGAAGCCGCCGACGGCGCCGATGCCGGCACCGAGTTGTGCGTTGCCCTGTTTCTCGGCCGCGGCGGCTTCGCGGTTGCGCTGCTCGCGCTGCTGCTCCTCGGCCGCGACCTGGCCGAGCATCTGCATCGCACCGGCGCGCTGCGCCTGGCCGACCGTGGCGAGGCCTGGGCCTGTCGAGGCGGGGCCCCGCACGCTGACGCCCAACCCGTAGGTCCCTGGGATGCTCATGTGATGACTTCCTTGTGCGTGAAGTAGCGGCGCTCCGCGGCTCTACGTGCTGCCACGGCCTCGTCCTTGGTGGCGAACGTGCCGATGTGGATCTGGCGACCTTCGTGACCGATCTTGGCCAGCCACGGCCGCGTGTACTCGGGGCGGTGGTGAACGCCAGGCACACCCGAGCGGTTGTCGGCTCGAGTGCCACGGTTCTCGCAGTTCTGTTTCCCCGTCGCTGATCGCAGGTTGCTCGCTGCGTCGTTCAGTCGATCACGGTCGCGGTGGTCGATCTGGTGCTCAGGCCATTCGCCGTGCATGTAGAGCCACGCGAGGCGCGCAGCCACGTACGATCGGCCGTAGATCTCGATCATCCTTCTGCCCTTTCGGTTCACGGTGCCGGCCCGATCTCCGGCCTTCGCCCTGCGACCACGGTCGACCAGCCAGTAGAAGTGCCCCGTCTCCGGTTCGTAGCGCAGCAGGCGACGCAGCACGTCTTGCGTGACGATGGCTGGCGGCGACTCCAACTTGGTCGTCATCCCGCGAGTCCCTTCAGTTGCGGCGACGGCAAGCCGAGGATGGACTGCTGCCGCGCCAGGGTGAGGTCGCGCGCGCTGTTCTGGGCGCCGACGTCGGCCAGGGAGCGCGCGAGGTTCGTGGAGCGGTCCGCGGCGCGCTGCTCGTCGGCGTCGAGCGACAGGCCCATGCCGCGCAGCCGGCGCTGCGTCGACGCCGACCGGGCATCGAATGAGGCGTTGACGTCGCGGCTGGCCTCGGCCATGGCCTTGGCGGCCTGCCCGGTGTCGGTGGCGTAGGAGATCAGCGAGTTCTCGAACGGCACGAAGGTCCTGAGGTAGTCGGCCCACTGCTGGCGCGTCAGCGCCGCGTAGGTGTCCGCGGCCGAGCCCGGCAGGCCTCCGAGCTGCACCGCCGCGGGGGCGCCGATCGGCGTCAGGCCGGCCATCGCGGGGTTCGTCGCTGACCCCGCGGTCGTGCCCAGGCTCCAGACCTGGTTGCCGTTGCTGTCGGTGGGCATCAGCGCCTCCCTCGGATCGCGGCGCCGGTCGCGGACAGCGGCGAGTCCTGCGGGACGATGCCGACATCGCCGGGCACGTCGGCTGCGCCGGTGCCGGCGAGGCCACCGGCAAGGCCGATGGCGGTGCCCGCGAGCTGCGCGTCGCCGAGCCGGCGCTGCAGCGCCGCCCTGGCGTCCGCCCCGGCTTGCCGCGCGCTGACGGTTGCCGACGTGGCGAGGCCGTTGATCGCGGAGGCCTTCTCGCCGCGCCCCAGCGCGGTCATCGCACCGAGGCCGGCGACGCGCTCGTCATCGATCGCAGCATCCGCCGCCGCCTTCGACAGGCCGGCCGAGGTCGCGGCGTCATCACCGAGGCCGGCGATCGCGAGCTTGTGGGCCGTGCTCCCGGTGCGGCCGGTGGCCGCCATGCCCTGGTCGAGCGACTGCTGCGCGGCACCGAATTTCGCGGTGGTGTCGATGCCTGCCATCGCGGTGGCGCGGCGGCGCTGGAAGCTGTTCGGGTCGGCGAGCTGCTCGACCTGCTTGCCGAACTTCTCCTGGACCGGCAGCCAGCGCTGCCGCCAGTCCATCAGCTGCTGGCGGCCGACCTCGGCCAGCGCGCGCTGCTGCTCGGTCTCGGCCGTCTGGCCGGCACCTTTCGCCATGGTCAGATGCTCCTGAAGAAGGTGTCACCGCGGCGGTGCCACTGCGGGCCCAGCAACCGCACCCAGCCCGGGCGGTCGGTGTCGAACCGGATCTCCGCGGCGCCGATGTCCGCGGCGATCGCGGCGATGTCGGGCTCCGCGCGCCGAAACGCGCCGGGCCTGCCCTCGGAGGCGGCCAGCAGGATGTGCAGCGCGCAGCGGTTGCCTGGGTCGACCTCCAGCGAGGCGATCACGACGCCATCGGGGCCTTCCAGGCACACGGCGCGGCCTCGCCGGCACAGGTCCAGGGCGTGCAGAACGGCGCGGCTCGTCGCGCAGGATCGCGCGATCCTGGCGCCGTAGCGCCGCAGGACGTGGGCCGCCTCGGCGTCGACGAGCCGGAAGGCCGTGCCGCAGACGCCAGCCACCATCAGACCGCCTCGATGTCCCCGACGACCGTGATGGTCAGGGTGCTGTTGGCGCTGGCGAGGCCGGTCAGGAAGTCGGCGGCGACCAGGCGCAGGTTGGGGTAGTAGACGTCGATGACCCCATTGGCCGGGACGCTGCGGCCGGAGCCGGCGACCTCGGTGCCGGACGCGCTGCCGGCGGTGGCGCCGATGTAGAGGCTGAACGTTGCCGCGGTGCCGGTGCGGTTGACGACGTGGATGTGCCGGATCCGGTAGGCGAGCGCCGGGCTGCCGCCGTTCACGCCGCCGCTGACTGCCGGCGGGTTCAGGATGTTGGCGGCCGAGGTCGTCAGCGCCAGCGGGCCGGCGCGGAATGGGCGGGCGTTTGCCATGGTCGATGCGTCCTGTGGGGATGCATCGAAGGGTGCCCCGGGGGCGGGTCGGCTACGGCCCTGGGCGATTCGCGGTCGGGCGCTCCACGTGCCATGGCCTTGCGGCCGCCTCACGCCGAACGATGGACTTCGCCTCGTCCTTCGGTGTGCCTGCGCGGATCAGCTCGCCGATCCGGCGCGCCATCCACGCCACTTCAGCCCGATCTGTTCCGGAGAGACGAGCCAGCAGCTCGATGCCGTTGTAGGTGCCGTCGGGGTTGCGGCACGCCGCGATGAGCGCGTCGAGCATCAGGATCCCTCCGGCTCCGCCCTGGCCGCGCGCCACGCGGCGGCGGCGCCGATGCCCTGCACCGGCCCGGCGACGGCGAACCGAGGATCGGCCGGCGTCGCCGCGACGACGTAGCGCGTGGCGAGGCCGACCTGGTCCGCCCGCAGGGATCCCTGGTCACGGGGCCGGTCCGACCTGGCTTGCCGCGGCGCGCGGGGCTCACGCTGTTGCCTGGGCTCCCTCACCTTCGGCTGCATCTTGGCGGGCCGGCGCGGCGGCGCTTCGGGCTTGGGCTTAGGAGCCTTGGCCGCGGCGCGGGCAAGTTCCATGGCATCCACCAGCGGCCGGCCGACCTCGAGCGCGGCCTCGTCGAGGAAGTAGCGGCTGCGGTTCGGGACGCGGATCATGCGGAGGTGGCCGCCGTTGACCATGTCGCTCAGGACGGTCGCGCACTGGTGGGGGCGCATGCCGGTGATCTCGCGGATCTCGGTGAGCAGCCGGCCGATCGGCGGCGCGTCGGCCATCGCGCGCAGCACCGCCTCGCGCTGAACGGCGGGCGGCGCCGGTGGACCCTTGTACTGGGCGACCGCAGCGGCCCGGGCCCACTGGACGGCGACCACGCTGAAGGCCTGGCCGGCGCGGTGCAGCGCGAGGATCTCGGTGGCTGCGGCGCGCATCGCTTCGAACTCGGTGCGGGTCACGTGCGGATCTCCCTGACGCGGTAGGTCTTCCCATTGACCGGCACCAGGTCGCCGACGCGGACACCGATCGGCACCGGCAGCTCGCCGCGGCGGCGGTGGTCGTAGGTCAGCAGCACAGGCGACCAGCGGCCGCGGCCTGGTGGGACGAGGACGAGGATCAAGACCCAGCCTCGGTCACCGGCTCCGCGCCTTCAAAGATCACCGCTTCGCGGTTGACCACGCTCCCGAAAGGTGGCATCTCAAGCACCTGCACCGAGCTCCGCTCGATCACCAGCCCAGGGTTCCGGCGAGCCTCATGCTTCGGTGGCAAGGCCTCCACCTCCGCCGCGGTGAACGGCAGGTAGGACCGGCGCCGCTGCACGTAGGCACCGCGCTTGAACAGCGCCGGGAAGTCGTTCCAGTTGACGCCGACGCCGTGCAGCAGGTCGTGCTTCTCGCGGCCACCGACCCCCATCAGCCGGCTGTGGCTGTAGTGCGCCGAAGCGGCCATCGTCAGGCTGTTCTTCGTTGCGTCCTGCTCGCGCCAGAGGAAGGTGTTGGCGCCCTCGGCCCGAGTCGGCACCGACCAGACCCGAGCGTCGAAGGTCGGCAGCCGGTCCGCGTGCTTCGGCATGCGCTCCAGCACCAGCCGGTAGAAGCGCAGCGTGGCCTGCGCGGCGAGCTGCGACGTCATCTTGGCGACGCGGCCATCGAACCAGATCTGGCTCTGGTGCGTGGACGAGTGCCACGCCAGCGTGATCTCGTCGCTCTGCGTGTAGCCCATACAGGCGCCGGTGTGCTTCACCAGCTCGACGGTTGTGCCCAGCATGCACGCTGCCAAGTCGGCGTCGAAGGGCCTGGCCATGCCGCGCGTGAAGCTGTGGAAGGCGCGGCCGTCGATGCGCGCCAGCACCGGCAGCAGCGGCATCAACCTGCGGCCGGCCTCCGCCGCCTCATACATCTTCATCCGGTCGCCAAGATCGTCCATGGTCATTTCCCTTTCTGCAGCCGCTCGACCCACGCCCACACCCGCGTCCGACCATCGAGGTAGTCGGCCTGGCCCCAGGTCTCCACGATCAGCGCGCGCAGGTCGTCGGCACCCTGCCCGGTCAGCGCGCGGTGCGCGGCTGGCGACTGCGCGAGGTTCCGCGCGGTGCACTCGCGGCAGCCGTGGGTGAACAGGCCGGTTCGGGGGTCTTGCTCGGCGGCGGCGCAGGCGGGGCAGGTGTTCATGCCCATGGCTCAGCCCTCCCGCACCAGCAGCTCGGCCTGCGGCGTCTCCAGCACCAGCGGCGTGATCCGCACCACGGTGCGGGCCTCACCGTCCGGCTCCATCTGCTCGGTCACCAGCTTGCGCACGTAGCGCCGGCTGTCGTCGACGATGGCCACGCCGCGCAGCGCGTCGAGCAGCACCTTGTTGGCGTTGTCGGCGTCGATGCAGCGGACGTCGTCGTCCCAGGTCGCCGGGTCGCGGCGCGCCCGCTTCGCCCAGTCCTGCGGCCGCTGCGGGTAGATGGCGATCTCGACGACGGATCGCACCGCGATCGGCTCGCGGATGCCGGCGACGCGGGCCTGCAGCGCGACCTGCGCCTTGAACGCGATCGCCTCCTTCGTCGGGGCCATCATCGTCCGGCCCGGGATCGTGATCGCCCGCCAGTACCGGTTCGCGGACAGCGGGTACGGCAGCACCAGCTCGATCGGAGCGCGCGGCAGCGGCTTCAGGGTTTGCGAGTGGCTCATGGCGGTCATTGGGGCTGCGTTGAGGGCGGCGCGCGCATCACGCGCACGCCTGCGTTGAGGTAGCTGTGCAGGGGCCTGACGACCTCCGCGCCGGGACGGCACAGCCGCTCGACAGCCTCGGCGCGACCGTGCTCGGCGTGGTAGGCCGCGCAGTCCTCGCGATCCGTGCACCAGCCGCCCATGCAGGCCCTGTCGGCGGCGGTCATCGGGCGGCCTCGTCGTAGGCCTCGAGCGGGACGTCGCGGTCATCCCAGGCGGTCTCGGCGGCCGGCGCGGCGACGGCGGCGAACCCGTGGTCGACGGCATGCGCTGACGGCAGACCCAGGGCGGCGCGCCAGGCCTCGCGCACCGCTGGCGTCAGCCGCTCGCCGCGGCGCTCGCGGTCCTGCAGCCGGCGCGCCCAGGCCTTCGGGTCGACGCGCTGGATGCGCATGGCATCGGCGAGGCGCTGCAGCTCGTGGCGTAGCCGCGGGATGTCCGGCCGGCCGCAGTGCGGGGCTGCCGGCGCCCGCTGGGCCCGCATGGCGCGGTCGGTCTCCGCGTCGAGCTGCTCCTGGGTCACTCGGGGCCAGAGGTGCGTCGGCACCCAGGCGTGCGCGCTGCAGAACCTGCCGCTGCCGGCGTCGACGGTCCAGCGGTTCGGGCAGCCCGTGGCCGTGCACTGCAGCGCGCGGTCGCGGTGCACCTCGTTGGCGACAGCGCGGTCGCGGGGGTTGTCGGAGGTTCGGCTCATGCGGGTGCCCCTTGCCGTGCCGCGGCGTCGTGCGCGGCGATGACGCGGCGGCGGTAGGTGTCCCAGGGCACGGCATGGCCGGTGCGGTCATCGAGTGCCGCGTAGGGCCCGAGCCCGAGCTCGACGCCGCGCCGGATGACCTCGTTGCGGTCGGTGCGCCAGTCCGGCGCCGGCGCCGCGCCGGGCGCTGCGGCGATGGCCTGGGCGTCCGCGCGGCGGCCCCGGAGCGTCGCCACGACCCAGGGGAAGCCCTTGCCCTTGCGCACCGCTTCGCGGGCAACGTCCTCGACCTGGTCCTCGGCATAGCCCTCCTCGGCGAGGGCGATGACGCGGGGGTCCGAGGGCTGGAACGCGGTCGGGGGCATGCCGCCACGACGCAGGGCGAGCCCGATCCGGCCGGCTGGCGTGGGGTCGGAGCGAGGGGGGTCGTCGTCAGGGCCGCGCGCGCGCCGGGGTGGTGGAGCTGAATCCGCGCGCCCTTGGTGTTGTTCTTCTTCTAACGTCCCGTCCCGTCCCGTCTTAGCCGTGTCTGTCACCGTGACAGGCCGTGACGGCTCACCGTGACCTGTCACAGTGACAGGTGGCGTATCGTGTCCCGTGACAGGCGGCGTGACAGGTTGGGCGGCTGGCGCCTCCGATGCCGGGACGGCCTCCGCATGGATGCGGCGCAGGTCGGACATCGGGATGTCCCACTTCGGCGTGACGCCGACGGCACGCAGCTCGGCGAACATGCGCTTGCGCTCGGCTCGGGAGCGGCGCTGGCGATCGGCCTCGTTCTCGCGCTCCTCGCGCTCCTCGCCGCGCTTCTCCCAGGCGATGAGGGCCTGCCTCGCGAGGACGGGGTGGTAGAGGCGGCCGTCACTGCAAAGCACGAAGCCGTGCAGCACGCGGGTGCGGACCTTGCGCCACTTCGCCGACGTCTCGTCCTCGAAGCCGGCCAGCTTCGCCTGGGAGCGCTCGCCGGCTGGAAGGGATGCCGCCGGCTGCTGGTTCCAGGCGGCCCACCAGAGCGTCAGGGCCGCCCGGAACTCGGCATCGCTGGCCTCCAGGTTGAAGTCGCTGGTGAAGAGCTTGGCGCCCAGCAGCGGCATGTACTCCAGGCCGCGCAGGTCCACCTCGGCCGGCACCAGCGGCTCGGGAAGGTCGGCGTCGTGCGTCATAGCGCGTCGACCTCCGCGGGTGTCGGCGCTGGCGCCTGTCGGGCCAGGGCTCGATCGCGCTGCGCGTAGGCGTCCCACATGCGCAGGTTGGCCAGGCGGGCGACGTCCATCACCTGCTCGGGCGTCAGGCGCTCGGCGGACCTGTTGGGCGTGCTGCGGCGAGCGCACTGCACAAGGACGGGGATGGTGCTGCCTGGGTTCTGGCGCAACAGCAGGACGCCCGATGCCGGCGACGGCAGGAAGCGCAGCAGGTCGTCGGACCACAGCTCGGCCGGCACGGCGAAGTAGTGCTTCCAGACGCGATTCGGCCAGCGCTTGCCCTGCGGCGGGCCGCCGGCCTCGCGCGCCGAGTAGGACCGCCAGTGCCACCACTTGTCCTTGGCGGCATCGGCCTTCAGGTCGGCGCGGCTGATCTTCACCTCGATGTCGATGACGCGCAGGTCGGTGGTGATGCCCAGGACGTCGCACTCCGAGCCCGTCCAGCTGCAGTTCGGCACCAGCAGCACGCATTTGCGCTGCAGCACCTGCAGGCTGATGGCACGCGCGATCGCGTGTTCGTTCCAAGTCACGCTGCTGCACTCCCCAGCGGCACGCGGCACGCCGTCAGGTGCTCCCAGAGCTCCAGCGCCTCGGCAGCCGTCAGGTCGATGCGCGCCCCGCGGGCCTCGATCACGTATGTGCCGTCCGAGCACCAGGCCGCGACCATCGGCAGGTCGGCTGCCGGAGCCGCCGGCGCGAGCTCGACGATCTCGCCGGGCGGCAGGGCCTCGATCGGGCCCGGCTCCGCAGCTGCGCTGCGCACGTGGTGAACGGCGTCGATGTCGATGCCCGGCGCTGGTGCTGGTGCTGGTGCGGCCGGCTGGACATCCTCGCTCGGCGCCGGCGCGGCCGGCCGCAACGCGGCCGGCAGGGTCTGCAGCGGATCCACCTGCGGCAGCGGCGGCACCCGCACGCGGCGGCCGACCGCCTTCGGCATGCTGGACAGCCGCTGTTCCGGCGTGGCCTGCGCCGCGGCGCGCGCCGGCGCCGTCAACCTGGGGCCCGCTGCAACGGGTGCCGGCGGCGCGCCGGATGGCTCCGCGGCCAGGCGCGGCACCTCAGCGGGAGGTGGCGCGTCGCGCAGCGTGAGGCCGACGCCGCCGCCCGTGGCCACGATCATGTCGGGCAGCCCGGTGGTGCTGCGCGGCGGCGCGGCGGGCGGTGCTGGTGCGTCGGCCGCCGACAGCGGCCGGCCGTCGCCGAGGCACCAGGTGCCGTCCTCGCGGAAGCGCAGCAAGCCCACCTTGACCACGCCGGCCAACAGGCTGCTCAGCTCTTCCTCGTCGACGCCCAGAGCCGCGGCCACGGCCGCCGACGGGGTGGCGCCGCGCATTTCGACGAGGCGGAACGCCCGGTGCGCGAGGCTGCCGGGCCGCAGGGTGTTGATGGGCCTCATGCTTTCTCGGTATCGCGGTAGAGCTCGGCGCCGGCGACCATGTCCGCGGTGACGCGGCGCTGCTGGACGGCGGCGGCGAGGAGGTCGGGGCCAGCGCGACGCTGGGGCCAGATGCGGGGGTGATCGGCGGTCAGCTGCGCCGATTCGGTGGCGGCCTGGTCGAGGGCGTCAGCGAAGGCGGCGCGCCAGACGTAGCCGGCCAAGCAGAGGTCGACGACGGTTCGCAGCGCACCGTGCAGGCGCTTGGCCCGAACGCTGCCGGGCTCGATGGCTGCAGCGATCTCGGCGCCGAGACCGATCTGCCACGCGAGATTCACCAGCAGGTCGTGCGCCGCCTCGGTCTCGCTGCCATCGGCCATGCCCTGGATGCGCAGGGCGTAGGTGGTCATCACGGACCGCAGCTCGCGGGCGGCGACGCCGGGAGCGCGCATGCCCGGCGGCGGCAACATCGGGCGGGGGGTGCGGGGGCGTTTCACAGCAGCCCCCGAATGCGAAATCGCGCCGCAGTGGCTATCGACGTTGCCGCGATGAACATGGGTGCGGATTCCTGCAACCGTCTCCTTCCCGGCAACCTCCGCAGCGCGGCCTCGACAGCTCGGACCATCGCCAGCGCGGTTCGGATTCCTGTAACTGGCACAGCGAGCAGAGCATCGCGCCCACCCTTGACCACCGGAGAGAGCCACGTGCCTCGAAAGACTTCACACCGCCTGCCCGACCTCACAGCCTTCGTCAATGCGATCACGCGGCTGCTTGCCGAGCTGCGCCGCTGGGGGCCGCTGCTGCAGTGCGCGGCCCCGTTCGTGTGGCTCGCGATCGCCCCGTACCTCATGGACGTACCTGCGCCACGCTGATCCCGATCGCGAGCTGGCGCACCCATGGCGCGCTCGGCGGGCATCAGGCGGCCTCCCGGATCGCCACCAGCAGGTCAGCCGCTTGCTGCGGGCAGACGCCGTTCCCGATCAGGTGCCACGCCGTTGCCTCGTTCGCCGGCAGCCTGTAGCCCGCCGGCAGGCCCATCAGGTCGCGCCCTTCAGACGCCGACACCATCCGCATGCGGTCGCCGCGAACCACGGCCCAGCGGGCGCGGGTCGTCAGCGTGCCGATGGGCCGGTGTAGGCTGCGCCCGGTCTCGCCGGATCCGCTGCCGTAGTACGGCGCCAGGAAGGCGTCGCCGAACTGGCGCCGGCCGGCCTCGATGCGAGCCAGCGTGCGCGCGCTGCGGCCGGGTCGGGCAACAGGCGACCAGCGGCCGGCCGACAGGTCGATGACGGCAGCGGCAGGCCGGTGCTCGCGCCTCGGCATGCGCAGCTCGACGGGGTGTCGCGAGCGCGTGGCGACGACGAACAGCCGGCGGCGGTGCTGAGGTACGCCGCTGTCGGCCGCGTCCAGCACCATCGGCGCCAGCGCATAGCCGAGGGCGTGCATAGCAGCGCACCACGCCGGGTACAGCACCCAGCGGGCGAACTCCGGGACGTTCTCGACCACCGCCACAGCCGGGCGATGCACCTCGGCGCAGGTCACCACGGCCCATGCGGTGGCGCGCTGCGCGTCGTGATGCGGCCGGTCCTTGCCGCGCGCCGGGCTGTGCCCCTGGCAGGCCGGCGAGGCCAGCAGGATGTCGTGCGCCGGCGCGTCGCGGAAGTCCGCCTGCTGCAGGTCCTGGCAGGCGTGGACAGTGTCGGGATGATTCGCCGCATGCCACTGCACCGCGGTCGGCCAGTGGTTGGCCGCCCAGGCGACGCGGCAGCCGGCCATCGTGGCGCCGGCGCTGAAGCCGCCGACCCCGGCGAAGAGGTCGATGGCGGTCAGCATGCGGCCTCGGCCATGGGTTGGGCGAACAGCCCACCGCGCGAGCGCTCGAGCGCGGCACTGCAGGCGGGGTTGAGCCAGACGACCTCGGTGCGGGCGCGAGCGCCGTCGGCCAGCGCAACGACGTCGTGCCGCTCCCAGTCGGGGAACAGCTCTTGGTCATAGAGGGCACAGGGATAGCCGCTGAGCACGACCATCCCTGCAAGGTCCCTGAGCACGCCGGCGAGCACGCGATGGTCGTCGTCGCTCATCTCTCGGGCGTACTTCTGCCGCACGCCTCGCGCGCTTCCCCGGGTGCTATGCGGGTACGGCGGGTCGACGTAGTGCAGCGCGCCGGGCCCATCGGTGGACTGCATCACCAGCAGCGCGTCGCGCGATTCGATCGTGACGCCGCGCAGCCGGTCAACGAACGCCGGCACCTGATCCGGCCAGGTGATCAGATCGTGCGCCGCGCTCTTGTGCCGCTCACCACGCGCGCCGGTGCGGAAGCCCGTCGCGTGCTTCGAGTAGGTGGCGCCGCTCCCGAAGCCCATGAACGAGCGAACCACCGTCCGCCGGGCTTGCTCGACTGGGTCGGGGCTGGGCTCGTAGCTCATCACGAACTCGACGCGGGCCGCCGGAGTTAGCTCGACCAGCCGGCGCAGCTCAGCTGCCTGCACTGGGTCGCGCAGCACCCGGAACACGTTGACGATCTCGTCCGCGATGTCGTTGTAGACCTCGGTGTGCGCACGCGGCTTGCGCAGCAGCACGGACGCGCCGCCACCGTAGGGCTCGACGTAGATCGCATGCGGCGGGAAGAACTGCAGGATCCACGGCGCCAGGCGCCATTTGCCGCCGTGGTAGCGCAGCGCGGGGCGGGTGACGCTCACGCCCCCTCCCCGACCGCCTCGACCCGCAGTTCCGTCGTCTCCGCGTCGCCGGGCTCGCTGTCCGGATCGAACGGCCGGAGGCAGCGGTCCGGCACCAGGAACAGCCCGCGGCACTCGCCCGACGGGCAGCTCACGGCCTCGGCCAGCTCCCAGGTCGGACCGTCGACGGCCTCCATGACGTGACCGAGCAGGGATGCCGGGGTCACGATGCGCGACACCGTCACGGGGCAGCCGATGCGCTGCGCGACGCAGCGGTGAAACTGGCAGCCGCGCACGATCATGGCGCGCTGGCCGGGCCTGCAGTTCAGGCCGCTCATTGCAGCTCCGTGTCGGGCAAATCCGCCAGCGCGGTATTGCCGCGGCTCGCGTTCGCGATTCGAATGGCGCCTCGCTGCTCCTCGAGGAGGCGCTCCTTCAGCCAGCGCCTGATCAGCGCGGTGCGGTCCAGCGCCAGGTTCCCGGCGCAGGCATCGAGCACCGCCACGAACTCGGGCTGCAGCTTCACGCGAACCTCGACGATCTCGCGGTCGGGGTTCGCCGGTCGGCTCAAGGTCGAAAGGGGATCGTCGTCCATGGCTCAGCAGCAGAAGAAGAAGCCCCGACCCGAAGCTGCCGCCCCGGGCCGGGGAAGAACCCGCGCGCGCCGGGCGACCGCCCGAGCAATGAGGAAAGGACGCGCGGTCGCCCCGGGCGTGAGCCCAGGCACATCCACTCGGTTCGGGACCTGCATGTCAGGCCCCCTCTTCGCAGCGGCGCGCCGGCGCCGCGGCGGCGCCGGCGCGGGCTGCTGCGGTGGCGCGAAGGCGCCGCGCTCGGCGGCCCAGGCGTAGCGCAGCGCGCCCGCGGCGACCGGGCGAAGTGGTGATGGCGGGTGCTGCACAGCGCGGCCTCAGGTCAGCGCCGCGATCGCGCCCAGGACGAGCGCGATGGCGGCCGCGAGCGCGGCGAACGCCACCGCGTGCGCCAGCAGCAGCAGGACCAGCTCGGCCCAGGCGGGGAGGCGGCGGGTCGGCATCAGGCGGCCTCGGCTGCTGTCGAACGGCGTGCGTCACCGTGCGCGGCAGCGGGCGGCGGGAGCTCGCGCTCACCGCGCTCCACGGCTTGGAAGTAGTCCAGCAGCGGCTGGATGGTCTGCACGCCGGGGTTGTCGCGATCGCCACAGGCGATCTTTCGCGGCAGGGTCTTCGCGACGCCGGCCTCGGCGGCGATCGACTCCCAGCGCGCGGCGCCAGCCTCGCGCAGGTTCCTCTTGAGGTAGGCGACGATGGATTCCATGGGCGCCGACTGTAATCCCAAATCTGGGACTATTCAACTCCCAGGAACGGGAATCCCGGGTTGGCACATTGGGCGCATGGACAACAGCGCTCGCCGCCACCTCGCCAAGAACGTCAACGCTCTCGTGAACACGAGGACCGGGACCCTCGAGCAGCTGGTCAAGGCGCTGGGCGTGTCGAACGGGACTCTGGGCCGGATCCGCAATGCCGAGGTCGAGACCGGCGTCGACAAGCTCACCGAGATCGCCGCGTACTTCGGCATTGAGCCGTGGCAGCTCCTCGCTCCAAAGCTGGGCATCGGGCTGTACCGCCTCGACGCCGCCAAGCAGATGGAGCCTGTCGTCAGGGGCGCAAAGCTGGAGAAGCTGGCGCACCAGTTTCAAGACGACGACGAACTGCCCAGGAAAGGCAGTCGCGCGGCGTGATCGCCGCCCATCCTGTCACCTTGCCGCTGCCGCGACGCCCCGCCATCCGTAGAACCTCCAGAGACGTCCTATCGATGGTGGAAGAGATGTACCGCAAGCAAGGTCTTTTCGACGTCAACCGCGTCGGGTGACGGCGGTGGGTCAGTACATCGACACCTTCAGGGCGCAGCCGACCGAGGAGCTGCTGCAGCGCCTGCTGATGGGCGAGGACGAGCTGCTCGCCGAGGCACGCGCGGACATTGAGCAGGTTCTGTCCGAGCGCGGGGAGCAGGTTCCCCGGTCCCGGCCCGTCGCTGAGCAGGGTGATGCACCAGCAGCAAAGAGCCCCGTGCCGGGCGTGCTGTCACTCGGGGCCCTGCTGCTCGCGGCCGTGGTATCCAGTGCCGTCACCTCCATGCCGCGATGGGTCGGCCTCACCTTGACCGGCGTGATCCTGGTCGGCTGGCTTGTGCACTGGGCCAGGCGGCGCTGATGCGAGCGCTGCTGGTGGCATCGCTTTTGGTCGTGCTCGGCGCGACGGCATCCGACACCGCTCTTGCCCTGTGCGGCGGGCCGGTAGACCACGGCGGCGGCCTCAACGCCTGCGGCTGCCACTTCAACCGTAGGACTGGCGAGTGCCACTGCCACCGACCACAGGCCTGCGGCTGCGAGTGCCAGCCGATCACCTGCCCACGGCGCCGCGCATGATCGTCATGCCGCCGCGCGTCTGCTACGCGGCGCTGGCGGCGGCCCAGGTGATCGGCTGCGCGGCACCGCCATCGGCCAGCCACTCCGTGCGAAGCGCCACCGCGGCCGAAGTAGCTGGCTGCCGCTACGTCGCCGACGTCCAAGCCATCTCTGAGGAGGCCATGCTGAGGCCGGGCTCGAACTTCGACCGCGCCCGCGTGGCAGGGCTCGATGCGGCGAAGGAGGCCGGCGCCACGCATGTAGTCTGGGGGCGTTCGGCGGTCCCGTCTCACGGGACAGCCGAGGCGCGCGGCGTTGCCTTCCGATGCGGCGCGGCGATTCCGTAGGCAGAAGCGCGACACGCCTACGTCTCGACACTCCCAGAATTGGGATTGACAGGCTCCCACATACGGGAATACAGTTTCCCCAGCGCACCACAGCGCTCAGGGAGACGAGATGCAGACCCCCCATGCCGCCGACGCGGCAGCCGCGCAGCGCCGCTACGACGCCGCGCTCCCGCCGGATGACGACGGCCCCGACCTGACGACGGCGCTGAGCCTGGGCGGCGTCGAGGTCGACGTCACCTACCGGCTCGACGCCGACGGCGCGGTCATCGTGACCGGCGCCACCCTCTGGAACGCCTCGCGCACCGACTACGGGCACGCCGACGAGGACTGCTTCTCGCGCCAGCAGCTCGACGCCTGGCGCGAGCAGATCGAGGCCGAGCTGCAGGCCGACCGCGAAGAGGCCGAGGCCATGCGGCGGGAGGCCTGCGATGCCTGACGCCGCGACCGTGGAAACCGCCCGGGCCTGGCTGGACCGGGTCGCCGAGGAGGACTTCGGCGCCGGCCTGGCCGGCCTGCCGGAAGACGCCAAGCTGCGCGACCACGGGCTCGACAGCCTGGACGTCCTCGAGCTGACGATGGCGGTGGAAGACGCCTTCGGCTGCGAGATCGACGACGCCGAGGTCGGTGACATCGACAACGTCACGGTGGGCCGCATGCTCGACCTGCTGGAACGGCACGCGGGGTTGCGCCGTGCGTGATGGGCGCGCTACTCCCTTCCGTTGCCGCGGCGGCTGCCCGGCCTGCGCGGCCGGCACCGAGTGCCCGGCGGCCGCGCAGCGCCGCTGGGACGCCGAGGTGGCGCGCCGCTGGGCGGCGCTGCAGCAGCAGGCCGACCCGCTGCCGCTGACGCCCACCGTGGCCGCGGCCGCCGCGGCGCTGTTCGGCGCCGCGGTGCTGCTGTCGGCGATCTACCCGTGGGGTGCGGCGTGATCGCCCCGCGGGACGGAACTCCCCTGCCCTGGGCGGCGCCGCACCGTGTGCACGTGGCGGCGGCGAACGACCTGCTGGCGGACACCGCGGCGGCGGAGTGCATCTCGATGCCGCCGGCCCAGCCGCGCGAGGCCGGCGAGGCCTGGCCGTGCATGACGCGGGCCGAGCACGAGCGCCTGCTGCGCGCGGCCCTGGCCGCGGCGCGGACGCGCCTGCTGCTGATCGGGGCGGGGGTCGGGTTCGTGATGGCCGTGGCCACGATCATCGGCGGCTGCAGCGTCATCGCCGCGCTGGAGCGCGCCGAGGCGCCGCCGGCCGGGGCCCTGCCGCAGATGGTGGCGCCGGATCCGCGGGGGTCCGTATGAGCACCGTGCTCTACAACTGCCGTCGCTGCAAGGTCGGCCGTCGCGTCGAGTACGCCGTCGGCCGGGAAGGCAACGGGTCTCGCACGTGGCCGTTCCGGCGCGACGAGCACGGTGCACGGCAGTTCCCCGGGGCCCACCTGGTGGCGCGTCGTCGCGACGGAACAGCCGAGTACGGCGGTGACCCGGCCGGCCTGTGCGCCGGTTGCGGCCGCCCGATGGCCTGGGGCTACCTCGAAGCCGCGCACCGGCCGGGGGTTCCCTGCGACGCGCGGTGCACGAACGCCCGCGGGTTCAAGTGCGACTGCAGCTGCGCCGGAAAGAACCACGGCGCGGGCTGGGGGCTGTTCACCGGCCTGGCGCGGGAGGCGGCATGAGCGGCCTCGATCGCGTCATCCCCATCGTCGACGAGAGCCGGTACCGCGTCACGGCGGTCCGGGCCTCGAGCTGGGGCTCGTTGTTCGACTGCGCGATGCGCTGGGAGGGTGAGCACCTTCTCGGCATCCGCAAGCCGGCCGGCCTGCGCGCGCAGCTCGGCACCGCCATCCACGCGAGCACGGCGGCCTACGACGCCGGCAGGCTGCCGGGCGGCTCGCCGCTTTCGGTCGACGACGCCAGCGGTCTGCTGGTGGAGAAGCTGTACCGGCCGGAGCGCGAAGTCGACATGGCGGCCGACAACCTGTCGGTGCGCGAAGCCGAGCGCATCGGGCTGAGCCTGCACACGCTGTACTGCCTCGACTTGTCGCCGCGGTTCGACTTCTTGAGCGTCGAGCGGCCGCTGGACCCGCTGGACATCGACTGCGGCGGCGGCGAGGTCGTGCGGCTCACCGGGACGATGGACCGCGCCCGCGTCGCGGCCGGGCCGGAAGGCCCCGTCATCCCCGATGTGAAGACCGGCACGCACGTGATCGCCGACGGCGCGGCCGTCATCAAGGGCCGCAGTGCGCAGCTCGGCGCCTACCAGCTGATGTACGAGCGCACCGAGGGCGTGCCGACGGCCGGCGCCCAGGTGCTGGCCCTGAGCACCAGCGGAAAGCCCAAGGTCGCCGCGTCGCCGGTCTTCGACGCACGGCGCGTGATGGTCGGCACCGAGGACCAGCCCGGCCTCATCGAGTTCGCCGCGGACATGTTCCGGTCCGGCCTGTTCCCCCCGAATCCCCAGTCGCTGCTGTGCTCGCCGAAGTACTGCGCGCGCTGGGCCACCTGCCATTTCCACGAGTGAGGACGACCCCATGAACGCTCCCATGCCCCTGGCCGAGGTTCGCCAGCAGCCGAGCGCCCTGGCCCTGCAGCCGGACACCGCAGTCGACATGTTCACCGAGCGCGGCTTTGCGCTCGCGAACCGCATCGCCAAGGCCTACGCCAGCTCGGACGCCGTGCCGGCCCAGTTCCGCCTGCTGGTCATGAAGAAGGTGAACGGCCAAGATCAGTGGATCGAGAACCCCGGCGCGATCGGCAACTGCATCGTGGCCATCGAGGTGGCGCGCGCCGTCGGCATGTCCATCACGGCCGTGATGCAGAACGCCGACATGATCGAGGGCAAGCTGCGCTGGTCCGGCAAGTTCGTGATCGCCGCCATCAACGCCTCGGGCCGCTTCACGCCGCTGCGGTTCAACATGCGGCCGCTGGGCCGCATCAAGGCGACCTACCAGGAGAAGACCGGCTGGGACAACCAAGCCCGGCGGCCTACCTTCGCCACGCGGGAGGTGGAGATCGACGACGTCGAGTGCATCGCCTGGGCGCTGCCGCGCGGCTTCCAGATGCCGCCCGGCGTCTACAACCTCGACCAGGCCCGCCAGCACAACCTGCCGATCATCGAGTCGGCGCCGGTGACGTTGAGCTTGGCCGTGGAGGAAGGCTGGTACGCGAAACCGGGCAGCAAGTGGCGGACCGGCCTGGCGCCGCTGATGTTCCAGTACCGCGCCGGCAGCTTCTTCGGGAACATCCACGCGCCGGACATCGTCATGGGCATGGGCCCGACCTCCGAGGAGGCGCGCGACACGCAGGTCTACGACCTCGGCGCCGACGGCACGGTGGACATGTCGGCGCCGATCAGCGCCGCCGACCTGCGTCAGCCGACCGGCGTCCGCCGGGTGGACCCGCAGACGGGGGAGATCGTGGGGCAACAGGCCGCCCCGGCGCAGGCCGCGGCCGCGCCGCCGCCTGCGCCGGCAGCACCTGCGGCCCGGGCCGCCGCCCAAGCCGCGAGCGCAACGCACGCAGCGGCGAAGGCCGCTGCGCCATCCTCGTCGTCGTTCGACGTCGACGGCTTCGCGTCCGAAGTGGACAAGGCCACCACGGAGGCTCAGCTCGACGGCCTCGAAGGTGAACTGCGCACGCTCGACGACCTCGAGCTGGCCGGGATGCTGAACGACATGGTGCGCCGCCGCCGCAACGAGCTGCTGATGCAGCAGCCTGCCGCGGCGCCGGCCGCAGCCCCCGCCCCCGCCCCGACCCAGCGCCGCACCGCGCGCGCCGCCGGCCAGCAGTCGATCGAGTGAGGCCAGCCATGTCGATCAGCACCGCCCTGCAGGGCCTGGACATCTACATGCGCACCACCGACGAGACGGGTGCCGTCACCTTCAGCCAGCACCGGGTCTGGGACGTGCAGCGGTTCGTCCGCGCGCGCCAGGACGAGGCAGCGAAGCTCAACGAGCGCAAGGGTTCCACGAAGGCCGGCGCGCAGCAGGTCACCCGCGAGCAGTACGTCGCCCGGAGCCTGTGATGCGCCTCCAGTCCATCCACATCGAGAACTTCCTCGGCGTCCGCCTCGTCGACCTGCAGCACCTGATGCCGGTCACCGTGATCGCGGGGCCCAATGGCGCCGGCAAGAGCAGCCTGCGCGACGGCATCGCCCTGGCCCTCACCGGCGACCTCGGCCGCGTCACGCTGAAGAAGGAGGCCGGCGCCCTGGTGCGCGACGGCGCCGACGCCGCGGTCTGCGAGGTCCGCTGCACCGACGGCGACACCTGGGCGGCGACGATCACCGCGGCCGGCAAGCTGACCAGCCCCATCGGCAAGAAGGGAGCCGACGCCGACCCGGTGATGCCGCTGGTGCTCGACGCGCAGCGCTTCGCGCGGCTCGACGCCACCGAGCGCCGCGCCTTCCTGTTCGACCTCACCGGCCTGAAGACCGACGGCAAGGCCGTGGCCGGACGGCTCCTGGCGCGGGGCTGCGAGCAGGCCAAGGTCGAGCGGGTGCAGCCCCTGCTGCGCGCCGGCTTCGACGCCGCGCACAAGCAGGCGCGGACCAACGCCACCGAGGCGAAGGGCGCCTGGCGCGCCCTGACCGGCGAGACCTACGGCGCCCAGAAGGCGCAGACCTGGCAGGCCGGCGTGCCGGCGCACAACGCCGAGGGCATCCCGAGCCTGCAGACCGAGATCCGGCACGCCGACGCGGCCCTGGCGACCTGGCAGAAGACCATCGGCCGGCTGCAGGCGGTCGAGAAGCACCGCGCGGAGCTCGGCGCCAAGCTCGCGCCCCTGCGCGAGCACGCTGCCCAGCTGGAGCGGATCCGCGCCCGCGCAGCCGTCAACGAGACCGAGCTGCGGCGCATCGACGCCGAGGTTGCGGCCGCGACTGCGGCGACCGGCGCCGGGCCCCGCGTGGGCCTCGTGCACGACATCGCGGCGCACCTGGCGCTGATGATCGACCACGGCGACCGCATGGGCTGGTTCGCCGACAGCGGCGACCGCGAGATCCGCGGCGCGGCCGCCGACCTGGTGGCCGCCTACGAGCGCGAGCACGGCGCGCTCGGCGGCGGCCAGGCCGACCGGGCCACGGCGTCGCGTCTGCCGGCGCTGCAGCAGGCGCAGGCGACGTGCCGCCGCACGGTGGCGAACGACCGCCGCGACCTCGAGGCCGCCATCGGCGCCGGCGCGCAGGCCGAGGCCATCGCCACCGAGCTGGCGCAGCCGTTCGACGCCGCCGAGCTGGCAGCTGCGCGCGCCGCGGTGGCCGAGATCGAGGAGCACCGCAGTCGCGCGCAGCAGCAGCTCGACACCCAGGCCGCGCTGAAGCGCGAGGCCGACGCCGCGGAAGCGAAGACGAAGCAGGCCGCGCAGCACCACGCCGACGTGCTGGCCTGGGATGCGATCGCCGAGGCGCTGAGCCCGGACGGCATCCCCGCGGAGATGCTGCGCGAGGCGCTGGGCCCGCTGCGCGAGCGGCTGCAGCAGGCCGCCGCGGACACGACCTGGCCGCTGGTGGCCATCGCCGACGACATGGCGATCACCTACGGCGGCCGGCCGCGCGCGCTGTGCAGCGAGAGCGAGCAGTGGCGCTGCGACGCGATGCTGGCCGAGGCGATCTCGCACCTGTCCGGCACCGGGCTGCTGGTGCTGGACCGCTTCGACGTGCTCGACCTGCAGGGCCGCGAGGACCTGCTGATCTGGCTGAACGTGCTCGCCGAGGCCGGCGAGATCGGCACGGCGCTGGTGTTGGGCACGCTGAAGCAGCCGGCGCCGGTGAGCGAGTTCATCGGCAGCGTGTGGCTCGACAACGGCACCGCCGGGCAGCCGCTGCGGAGGGTTGCGTGATGCGTCGCCTGATCCGCGCCGACGGCACCAGCCAGGACCTGCCGCAACCGATCTCGATCGCCGAGATCAACCGCCTCATCGGCGCCCAGGTCACCGACACGGTGAACCTGCGGCACTTGGGCCAGCCGCTGCACGTGATGGTGGTCGACGACCTCGGCTACGAGACGGAGCAGGTAGAGCCGATCCCGGGGCAGATCGAGCTGCGCCCGATCAGGGCCCGCAAGCCCGTGAACGAGGAGGCCACGCGCCTCTACCTCGCCAACTGCAGGCCCGGCACGACGCACCAGATCGTGGGTGACGTCGTCGTGGTTCCGGACGAGGACTTTGCCTGATGGAGCCGCATCACATCGCCTACGTGGCGCAGATCGCCGCATCTCTGGCGCGCGTCGCCGGCATGCAGGCCGAGAACCAGCGGCGGGCTGCGGTTGGCCAGTCGCCGGCCTACGTCGAGAGCGACTTCAAGAACGAGGCCGACAACCTCGAGCACATCGCCGCCGCGGCCCGCCTGGGCTGAACAACCTCCCCCCACCCCCACGCGAAGGACTCGCATGAACCCCGTTCTCTTCTACGACACCGAGACCTCCGGTCTGCCGCTGTTCGATCAGCCATCCGAGGACCCGCGGCAGCCGCACCTGGTGCAGCTCGGCGCCTGCCTGGTCGACCTGGACACGCGCAGGACGCTGTCCACCATGGACGTGATGGTCCGGCCCGACGGCTGGACGATCCCCGACGAGGTGGCCGCCGTGCACGGCATCACGACCGAGATGGCCTCCGACCTCGGCGTGCCGGAGCCGATAGCCGTCAGCATGCTGCTGGACCTCTGGGCCGCGGGACGCCGCCTGCGCATTGCCCACAACGAGCCGTTCGATGCCCGCATCCTGCGCATCGCGCTGAAGCGCTACCGCGACGACGAGACCGCCGACGCCTGGAAGGCCGGCGGCGCGCGCTGCACGCAGCTGCTGTCGACGCCGATCCTGAAGCTGCCTCCCACCGAGAAGATGAAGGCGGCCCGGCGCTTCCACCACAAGAGCGCGAACCTGGGCGAGGCCTACCAGCACTTCATGGGCAAGCCCTTGCAGGGCGCGCACAGCGCACTGGTCGACGTGCACGGCTGCATGGAGGTGTTCTTCGCGATCCAGGACCTCGAGCAGCAGGCGGCCGCCGCTTGACCCCTTTCGGGCGCGCCACCCCGGGCCGACCTCCTCCCTCCGTCCTCCCTGTTGCCCGGGGTGCGCCGCATCGCGCGGCCGCCCACTTTCTCCACCACCAGCCTCGACTGAGCCGGGACCCTCCCCGCCGACCACCACCACCGGAGCCACGATGTTCCAACTCGAATCCCTGACGAAGTGCCGCGTCAACGACGTCCGCGTGCTGGCGGCGAAGAACCGCAAGCCCAACGACCCGCCCGGCGGCCAGATCCTGCTGTCCGCGAGCCTGCCGTGCGCGCAGCTCGCGATGTTCGACGGCTTCCTTCCCGGCATGCTGTTCCGGCGCGCCGACGGCAAAGGCAAGCCGCAGGGCGAGCTCGACGGCATGGAGGGCATGGAGCTGACCACCATCGGCGACCACGTCAAGCGCATGGGCTGGCAGTACGAGCAGACCGGCTGCACGCTGGAAATCGACTACGGAGCCGGCGGGCACGGCAGCAACATCCGCCTCGTCGACTGCAAGGTGCACCGGGTGTCGTTCGCGCCGCGCGACGGCGGCAGCGTCGTGGTGCAGTGGACCGTCGACGCGCCCGGGCTGGAGGCTCAGGCCTGGGCGAAGCTGCCGGGCCTGAAGGCGACCGACGTGCAGCTCACGATGCGCGGGCCCGCGCTCGACGACAGCCAGGCCGACCTGGAGGACGACGACCCGCCGGCGCCGAAGCGCGGCCGCGGCCGGCCGCCGAAGACGCCGGACGCCGCGGCAGGCGCCGCCCAGCAGCAGGGTGACGGCGGTCCCTGGCCGTTCGGCGCCAACGGCGACAAGAACGCGCCGAACACCGCGATCGGCACGCCGCCGGCGGGCGGCGAAGGCGGCGGCGACGGCGGCGCCAGCGACAGCGAGGGCGGCGATCCAGACGTCCGCGCCGCGCAGCCGGCCGGCCGCCGCGGCCGTGGCCGCGCCGCGCTGGCGGCCGTGGAGTGAGCGGCGGGCCGGCCATGAGCGATCCGAAGCCCCTGACGTCGGACGAGGCCGAGGCCCTCGCCCGCGAGACCGTGAAGACCTACCTCAACGCCTGCCACGTCGGCGGAGCCAACCCGCGCGAGGCCATCGGGAATTACCTGATGAAGCTCTGCAGCGTCGCGGGCGTCGCGATGGCCCACGCCGAAGGCTCCGAGACCGCCGCGGCACGGCTGTTCGGGACCGGGCAGTTCATCGCGACGAAGATGCCCGCCGAACCGGCCCGGCTCGAGAAGCTGCAATGAGCGAACGCATCGAGCTCGAGGCCGCCCTCGCGCCCATCGAGGGCGACGACGAGGAAGCCCGGGCCGAAGCGCTGCGGCGCTGGGAGTGGGCGGCGCGCCGCGAGCGCGTGCGCTGGAGCATCGGCGCGCCGTGCCACGCCTGCGGCGAGTGGGTCGGCCACTGGGGCGGCAGCGTCGACCGCACGCACTGCTCGCTGATCCCGCTGAACGTGCCGCTCGAGGAAGTGCGGCCCAACTGCGTCACCGTGCGCCGCCACTGGATCGGGGATGCGATCCGGGCGGTGTGCAAGTCCTGAAGGACCAACATGATCCTCCCTGAGTTCATCACCTTCACCGGCGCCGACGACCAGACCAGCATCGAGGGGATGCTTGCGCTGTCGCACCGGTACCCGGTCGAGTTCGGCATCCTGGTGTCCCCGGCCCGGGAGGGCATTCCGCGCTACCCGACGGCCGAGGTGATCGACTGCATCCTCGAGGCCCGAGGCCGCCTGAACCTGGCCGCGCACGTCTGCGGCAACGCGGCGCGCGCGTTCATCGCCGGCCGCTTCACGGGCGCCGAGAAGCAGCGCCTGTCTCGGTTCCGGCGCGTTCAGGTCAACACCGCCGACACGTCGATCGATCCCCACGAGGTCGACGCCGTCGGCGCGGAGCTCGGCGTGCGCGTGGTACTGCAGTGCCGAGGCGAGCGCTTCCCGTCCGACGACGAGGGCCCGGCCTGGCTGTTCGACACCTCCGGCGGCCGCGGCGAGACGCCGAAGGCTTGGCCGTCGAATCGCAACGACGGCATCCTCCGCGGCTACGCCGGTGGCATCAACCCGGACAACGTCCGCCGCGTGGTCGACGTCGTCAGCTACACGCCAGGCCGCTACTGGCTCGACATGGAGAGCGGCGTGCGCAACGAGCACGACGAGTTCGACATCGGGCTCTGCCGAAAGGTGTGCGAGGCGGTCTACGGGGAGCGGCAGCCGTGAGCGCGATCACGCCCGACTTCCCGAAGGGCAGCTACATCGACGGCGCCGAGATGCCCGAGGACGGCTACAGCAGCGTGCAGATCGAGGAGGCCGTCGAAGAGATGCGCGCGCGCAAGGACGCCGCCTTCCTCGAGGCCACGCGGCGGGAGCGCGAACGCTGCGCCCGGGTGTGCGAGACCCTGTCGGAGGTTGCGCGCGCGGAGATGCTGCGGCAGCCGGCTGGTAGCCCGGCGCGGGACCGCTACTTCGCGCGGCGGGAGGCGCTGATGGGCGCGGCCGTCGAGCTGCGGCTGGGGCCTCCGGCCGTGGCCGGTGCTCCGGTTGCGCCGACCGTCGCCCTCTGCGCTGCAATGGACATGGACCCCTGCCCGCACGACCCCGCGCTGCGATGCGCTGGGTGCCCGGGGGGATCGATGCGGGGAGAGATCTGATGGCCGAGAACACCCGCATCGAGTGGGCCACACACACCTGGACTCCGATCGTCGGCTGCGACGCCGTCAGCCCTGCGTGCGCCAAGTGCTACGCCGCCTTGATGGCCGCCCGCCTGGAATCCATGGGCCAGGAGAAGTACCGTGGCGTGGCCGTGCGCGTCGGCAACGTCGGCAAGTGGACAGGGAAGGTGACCTTCTGGGAGCCGGACTTGGTCAAGCCGTTGACGGTCCGCAAGCCCGGCCGCTGGTTCCTGACCAGCATGGGCGACGTAGCGCACGACCTGGTGACCGACGCGCAGCTCGCCGAGTTGTTCGGCGTCATGGCGGTGGCCGGCGCCGCGGGACCCTTCCACCGGGAACAGGACGGCGTGACCGAGCGCGGCGGCTGGACGAGTAGCGACGGCGCCTGGGTGCCGGCGAAGTGGCCGAACATGCTCAGCGGCCCGCACACCTTTCTGGTGCTGACGAAGCGCGTCGACCGGCTTGCCGATCTGCTGCTGGGCCACAGTTTTCGCCGGATGGTGTCCGAGGCAGCCTACCGCTGGGCCCACAACCGCACCACGGCCGGCGCGATCGCCGACAGCATCCTGCCGCCCTGGTCGGACTTCCGCGGCGAGGCCTCGGGCTGCTGGCCGATGCGCAACGTGTTCATCGGCTGCACGGCAGAGGACCAAGAGCAGGCCGACCTGCGGCGCGCCGGCATGCAGCGCATTGCCGCGGCCGGCTGGCAGACCTTCGCCAGCTACGAGCCCGCGCTGGGCCCGGTGAACTGGGGCGGCTGGCAGTTCCTGCGGCAGCTCATCAGCGGCGGCGAGAGCGGCTGGAAGGCGCGGCCGTCGCACCCTGACTGGTACCGCGGCGCGCGCGACTTCGCCGAGGCGCATGGCATCGCCTACCTGCACAAACAGAACGGGGAATGGGTCAGCGTCAGCGAGGTGGCCGGACCCGGCGCGCACCACCACTTTCCCGACGGTGCCACGGTGCGGCGCGTCGGCAAGAAGGCTGCCGGCCGCCTGCTGGACGGCCGCACGCACGACGGGTTTCCGGAGGTGGCGCATGCCTGACGCCGGCCCGCCGCTGCACTGGCACGAGGAGCGCGCGCTGTGGCACCTGGAGCTGCTGGGCTGCTTCGAGCCCGGCGACGCAGTCGCGCCCTACGTGCCGCCGCCAGCCCGTTCGGACGACGGCTGGGATGATGATGACTACGACGACGGCTACGCCTGCACGCACTGCGGCGGTGAGGGACGTCGCGAGGTCGACGACATCTGGTGGGACGACTGCGACGAGTTCGGCTACGGGCCGTGCACGTCGTGCCGCGGCACCGGCGAGCGGCGACACCAGTGGGTGTTCTGACCATGAGCCTCAACACCCCCGCCCGCCGTCGGCGGCGCCGCATCCAGCTCCTGGCAGTCACTGCCTGGCGCTGCGCCTACTGCAGTCGGAAGATCTCGATCGACTCTATGACCGTCGACCACGTCGTTCCGAGAGCGCTGGGCGGCGCTGCCGGGATGGCGAATCAGGTAGCTGCCTGCCAACCGTGCAACGTCGCGAAGGGCCACAAGCTCCTCGGCGAGTGGAAGCCGCCGCAGCCGCTGCCGCTGGTGGCGCGCATGCCGCGGCAGGCGTTGCTGGCGCACCGGGCGGCCGAGCCGGAGGCCGCCTGATGTGCCGCGCCTGCTGGTCCCGCCCCGTCTGGCGCCTGCCGCTGGCCGACGGCCGTCGGGTGTTCATGGAGTTCCACGCCTACCTCGGCCCGAGCCTGTTCCGTGATCGTGCCTGCCGGCGCGAGATCGAGACCTGGTACGAGGACCCGGGCATCTGCGCGGCGGTGCAGTGGTTCGTCGACCGCGGGAGGCGCGCCTGATGCCGTGCACCACCATCAACCTCGGCGGCGCCAGCGCCATCGTCTGCACCCGCACCAGGTCGCCACGCTGCGCCTGCGGCGCGCCGGCGACGCTGCAGTGCGACGCCAACGCGCCGGCGCGCCGCAGCGGGACCTGCGATCGCCACATCTGCGCCACGTGCGCGACGGAGGTCGGGCCGGATCGCCACCTGTGCCCGGCGCATCGCGACGCCGCGGTCGCGCCGCCGGCGCCGGTGCAGGGAGGGCTGTTCTGATGGCCGACATCCTTCCGCGTCTGATCCGCCAGCGCGACGCGCCCGGCTACCTCGGCATGGACCGCAACAAGTTCGACCTCGAGGTGCGCCCGACGCTCACCGAGATCCCAATGGGCGACCGCGCCATCGCGTACGACCGCCATGACCTAGACGCCTGGGTCGAGGCGTATAAGGAGCGCTGTGGGCGCCCTGGTCGCACGAGGAAAGGAGAGTTATGCGAACCAGGACATCAGGTGTCATCGTCGCTGAGAACGGCGAGCGCACCATCGACAAGCAGTACAAGGGCCACCGAATCTTCGAGCGGCTCGGCCGAGTCTCCCAAGACGACGCCGAGGCCAAGCTCCGGCAGCACCAGGCGCGCGTCGACGCCCAGCAGCAAGAAGATCAACGCGGCGCTGACCAGCTGTTTCGGGTAGCGGCGGGAAAGTACCTGTTGGAGTGCCAGGCGAACAAGGTCCGCACGGTCGAGACGATCGCGGACCACATCGTCCTGCTCAACCACTGGGTGGGCGACCTGCCGCTGCGCGCGGTCTGCAATGACAGCTTCCAGGCCTTCAAGCTGGACCGGCTGGCGGGGCGGACGGCGGGAGGCCAGCCCGCGCGGGCCGTGAAGCCGGCGACGGTGAATCGGGCGCTGGAGGTGGCGCGGACGGTGTTGAACCGTGCCGCGCGCGTCTGGCGCACCCGCGACGGCAAGGCTTGGCTGGGCTCCGCGCCGTTGATCGAGCTGCTGGACGAGACCGTGACCTCCAGGCCGCCGCGCCCGATCAGCTGGTCGGAGCAGCACAAGCTGTTCCCCCATCTGCCCGGGCACCTGGAGCGCATGGCCCTGTTCTCGGTGAACACCGGGGCGCGCGACGAGAACGTCTGCGGCCTGCGGTGGGAGTGGGAGCGACACGTCCCCGACGTGAAGCGAAGCGTCTTTCTGGTGCCGTCAGAGGAGTTCAAGACGGCGCGGCCCTACGTGCTGGTGCTCAACGATGTCGCCTGGCGCATCGTGCAGCTGCAGCGCGGCAAGCACCCGGATTACGTCTTCGTCTACCGGCGGGAGCGGGAAGTGCACCACGACCGGGAGCCGAAGATGCCGTACCGCCGGATCGACACCATGAACAACACCGGTTTCCAGACGGCGCGGAGAGAGGCCGGCCTGCCACAGGTGCGCGTGCACGACCTGCGCCACACCTACGGTCAGCGCCTGCGGGCCGCCGGCGTCAGCAAGGAAGACCGCGCGGTGCTCATGGGGCACGTGATCGAGGACATGCCCGAGCACTACGCGACGGCGACGATCGCGCGGCTGATCGAGCTGGCGAACTCGGTGAGCGAGACCGCCGACCAGACGACCATCCTGCGGGTGGTCAACGGGTAG